AGAAACGGATGCGATTGCTGGAATATCCCAATGTACCGCACATCCATTATTTCCGCAATATTGATTTGTATTATATGTACCCCACCCGTTTCCGGTTGTAGGCAATGCATTAACCGTCGGGTTAGGAATTAAATTAGTTGTTGGTTGACTATTAACAAAACTAGAAGTATGTGCAGCGTCCATACTTAAAACTAGACCATTTGTTACTATATTTTCAATTGGTTTATTTAATACAACATGAGTTGCTTGACTTGCAAACCAATTTAATGCAGCACTTGCACTGCCAACGTTAGCACCTAAACCATTAGCTTTACCAACCAATTGGGTTTCGTTTGCCGCAGCATAGACTCCATTAGGGCTATAGATTGTATAACCTCCAGATGGTATATTAGCGCCATTATAGAAACCAGTTACCGAACTTGGTCCATCTCCTATATTGTTTGGAGTTGTATCAATTGCCCAGTTACCTTTAAAGATAGAATTAGGCTCTGAACCTGTTTTATTATATTTGAATTTATTTGGCATTACAATATTTATCGATTATTTTTATATTCCAAATCTATTTCGTTGAGCATTGAAATTTTGTGTTACTTGGTCTTGATTCATTGTGATATAATTAATTTGAACGCTTGCAATACTACCATCAAATGATGATCCTGCCCAAGAACGACCAATTACATCTATTGCATTTGATGAACTTAATTGTGCATCTATAGTAGAATCAAATACGCCATCAACATATAAATTCATATTACCATTTCCTATATTTGCCCATGTCAACAGATGCCATTTATTATCATTCACTGTTTTAAGACCCCGATGTGTTTGCCATGAATTATTATAATGTGTATATGCAATACGACCATTATTAACTTGAAGGTTTGAGTAAACTGGACCGCCGTTTGAATTAGAAAGAATTCCACCACCATACTCAACTGCTGCTGTTGTAGTTGTTTTAATCCAGGCGTTAACAGTCCAGTTAACATTCTGGTTTAAGCTAAATGAATAAAGTGATCCTTCAATAAAAATAGCATCGTCAGAACCGTCGAATGTCCAATGACCGCCATTAGCTTTATTAAAGCCAACTCCGTTTGTAAGAGTTGCATATTTAGAACCTGCTAAATTATATGCTGTCGTAGATCCAGATTCATAAGAAACTAAATTACCAGCGTCCCACATATAAGTTAAACCTGATGTTACTATTGGACCTTTGTAATAATTTTGAGGAATTTCGGTTGAGGATAATACTCGGTTATATACTTGAATTGATGATATCGATCCTGCCATTTGTCCTAAAGTCCATGTAGCACCTTGTCCTGATGGAGTAGATGTATTATTAGGACCGGCTGAGTTTCCTATTAAAATTCCGTTTTTATAAATTTGTCTAAGACCTGTAGAATTATCAAACAAATATGTTAAATGATTCCATCCTGTACCTCCAATATAACCACTTCCGTATGTGTAATAATCATTGGCACCTCCATTTAAATATAAAAGAGGTCCAGCATTATACCAATCAGCGGCAACTCCATTATTTAATCCATTAGGTCCTATAATATATTGAGGACCACCAGTACCCGCATTTAATTTAACTAAAGCAGTCACAGACCATACCTGACTTAAATTAGATTGATTTAATGGATTTAAAATTGAAATATAATCATCATTACCGTCAAATACGATATATCCATTAGAGTTAAATGTAGGTCCGTTTGTTAAAGTTCCGTGTTTGTTATTACCTGATAAATCATATAATGGCGAACTTTGCGTTCTTGTACCATTCACAAATGCAGTAACATAAGATTTTTGCTCTACCTGAGGATTAAATAAAGTTACTGATCCTCTTGATGAAAGATCAATATCTAAGAAATAATAAGGACCATCATAAGTTGGTCGAGATGAATAACCTGCTAGTCTTCCGGATTGTTGGCTAGAAGAATTAACACCGGTTATTCCAACATCGCACCAATCAAACCATATAGTTCCATATAAATTTTCAAAATATACGCTACATGCATAAGTTGCTCCATTTATAAGACTTGCTTGGTTAGTGTATAATCTTATAGTAGTTGCTCCTGCACCATTATTTACAAATCTAAATTTACCACCTCCTAAGTCTGTTTTGCTACAGTTTCCGTAGATGTCTCCTGCTCCATTTGTGAAATTTACAGCGCCTGAACTATATAGCAAATTTACAGTTGGTTCATTATCAACAAAACTAGAAATATTTGAAGCATCAACGTTTAAAACTAAGTTACTTGTTACTATATTTTCAAAATTCTTATTTAAGACAATATATGTAGATTGACTTGACAACCAAGATAATGCGCCATTAACGCTTCCGGTCTCTCCTCCTAATTGACTAACTATAGCCAATAACTGAGTATCGTCAGCCGCAGTAAAAACCTTAGTAGGACTGTATATTGTATAACCACCAGCTGGGATATTAGCGCCATGGTAGAAACTTGTTGATGAAGTTGGTCCACCGCCTGTATTTGCTGGAGTAGTATCTATCGCCCAATTCCCTTTAAAAATAGAATTGGCTTCTGATCCAGTCTTATTATATTTGAATTTATTTGGCATTATGCGGTAATATCCTATTTTTAAATTTATATATTTTCAATTTTATTTAAAAATCGGCGCATTCAATGCCTTTTAGGATTATTTTAGTCTACTGTGTCGTATTTTTTAAGCTTGTATTTTTTTAAATACGTTGCTATACAACTTTCACCAACACAGACTTCATCAAAAACGTACTCATACGGTAACAGCGGTTTTCTCTTTTCTGTTGTAATAATATCATCAACCAAATGGTTTTTGAATACAACCATCTTATGTGTCTTTGCTCTCTCCGATACTCGATAAACGACTATCACTGGAGGTTTGCTGTTCTTTTCTGAAATGCTCATGATTTTGTTTTGTAATCCATTTTGGTTCGTCCCAATAACAAAAGTACCAGCCGTTATTTTCCGGCTGGGGTTCCAAAAGATTCTGCAATAAGGGATTTTCCACGACGGATACGATTTTTGATAGTTTGCAAAGGCAAATTGTACTTATCGGCTAAGTCTTCGTACTTAACTTTATTGATTAAACGATCAACTATGATTTCACGATAGATTGGTTTTAATTTCTCCATTGCTTTTAAACAATTATCATAACGTGCTTGTAACTCATTATCTTCGTCAATCAAATCCATTTCTGTACGGAAATCTAATTCTTCAACCAATGCTCCAATAGTTTCTACCACGACAGTACCACCATCATTAATTTCCAAACCATACTCTTGAAGACGAGTTAAAGAAGTCTTTTTGTTACGTTCATTGATATAACCTAAACATTCGTTGAATGCAATACGATATAACCAAGTTGTAATTTGGTATTGTGGATCGTATTGGTCAATTTTAGTCCAAAGTTTAGTCAAAGTATTAACAACAATATCTTCAGTTGCTTCAGAATCTTTAACGATCTTATTGATATAAGAACGCAATCCTGGTTTAACTTTACGGTAAAGGGCTGTGAAATCTTTTTCAGATTTAGTTGCTAAGTAGTTTTCTGTTAATTCTCTGTAAGTTAATTTTGTCATGATGAGTTATTGTTTTAATTAATGATATGTAAATATAAACATAATTTTTCAAACGGTAAAACTTTTTTGTGATTATTTCAAAAAAGTTATTAACATTTTCACAACTAGTTAACTCTCAATATCATTAAAAAGATCCATTATAGAATCTAAAGACTTAGGCTTGTAGCTCCAGAAGTCACAGGAAACATTGACCATTCTCTTCTTGTGGTCTGTTTTGTATTTCTTATTAGGATAACCAAAGAAATGGTAATATCCTTTGCTCTTTCCAGGCCATTCATGGAGAGGCCAGTATGAAAGAGATATTTTGTCAGCCGATGAACTAAAAAGAGGTTCAATCAGGGCTGCATGATGTGGCATAACTTTACGTTTAGTCAAATCAACTATGGCATTATCATGTTCTCCTTGAACAAAAATAATTGTACCATTTAGTTTTTTAATAACGTCTTCGGCTGTAGTAGGATCCCATGCAAAATTACCTAACACATAGACAATATCGTCAAGTTTAACAGTTGAATTCCATGAAGCAATTAGAGATTGATTCATGTCCTCAACATTCTCGAATGGTCGTGCAAAATCACGAATAGCGCTTGGTCGACCAAACTGCTGGTTAGATGTAAAATATATTGTTGGCATTAAACTACTATAAATTTGATATTGAAATTATCCCATAAATTTTCTAAGAATTTCTCTTCAGAAATTCCAGTTTTTGCATTCTTAATTCTGTTGTCGTCTGAGCAATCAATAAACATGTAAATAATAAAATCGTAAACGGTAGAATAAACTAAACTTTGACCAAATCCAGCACGTAAATCAGATCCTCGGTCTCCACGTTTAATTTCAATTGCAATTTTAACTCCGCTGTACTCAATACTCATATCTGGTCGATTTGAAGTACCCATGAAAATCATGTTATGTACTGTAGTATTGACGTTACCTTCCCATTTTAACAATGATTTAGCTTTTTCTCTAGCTAAAGATTTGTCCATGTCTTTTTTCTCGGCAATAAAATTACCTAGACTTTCGACTAGATGTGGGTAGATAAATTGCTTAATTTTATCTTCTGACTGTTTTTTATAATTGATAGTTCCGAAGACATCTTTGGTAGAAATGCCTTCGGAAATAATATCAACTAATTCGATTCTATTCTTTGATTTACTTGCTAGTTTCATCAATTAATTCTTGAGCTGGTTCTTCAACAACAGGCTCTTCAGCAGGAAGTTCAAAATCAGCAATTCTTTTATCTAGTTCTCCTAGTTCAGCATGTAGAGCTTGAACTTTTTTGTTCTCTTCAGCCATTTCTTTCATAGCTTCTGAAATTTGAGCACCGATGTTTGTTAACAATTTAATGTAGTTACGAGCTGACTCGATTCCAGTACTTTGTACGCTTAACAAAGATTGGTACAATGTATTTAGGTCAATTGGCTTTAAATAGATTGTTGAAGCCTCTCCAGCTTCTAGTTCACGTTTTTCTTGTTTAGCAGCATTTTCTTCAAGAGTAAGTCTTTGCTTTTCAACTTTTAAGTTGTCATTAAGATTTACCAATAGTGCTGCATTTTTAGAACTCCAAGCAACGTCTTTATTTAAGTGGTTAATAACTTTAGTGATGTTTTGAGTTGATTCAAAATCAATTGCAAATTCTTTCTGAGCCAATTCAGTTTGAAAATCTGCAACATTCACTTCTAATTCATTACGAAGAGTTTTCAATTCTTCTAGAGTTGTTTCTTTTGCCATGTGTAATTATTTATGTTTTATATATTAAAATTTTGGGTTGTTTATCCGGCAGTCGTAGTTTGTAAAACCTTCGTACTGTTTCTCATCTGCTGCAATTCTGCGTTCCCATGGATCGTGAGTATCTCCACGTCCTGCTAAACGCTCAGCTCTTACTTCAAATGGTATATCTAAGTAAATAACAAAACATCTTTGACGATATTCGTCTGGTAGCATCGCTAGACCTTCGACATTAAGAATCATTGAATCGCAACGTTCAAATTCGTCTTTATGAATTCCATAATAGAATCCAACGAACTCTTGCCATTCAACCAACTGATCACTGTCGATCATCTTCTTGAACTCTTCAACGGTGGTGAAATGATAATCAACACCATCTACTTCTCCAACCCTAGGTGGTCGGGTAGTGTGGGAGACACCATATTTAAATCCTCTATCAATTAATATTTTTCGGAAATGATCTTTGCCTGAAGCGGCCTTACCTACTAATACGATTTTACTATCCATACTTATTATATTGGGTTATTTGTTTTTGTTTAATTCCATTTTGGGTCATACCAAAATCTACGACCTTTTCCATTGTTATCAATCATGGTTGCCATTGTAGGATTTCCATAACATAACATGAATTCTTTCCATCCTTGTCTAACATCTTCAACCGTTTCAAATATAAATGGGTTCTTCCAATCTTTGAGTTCTCCACCACCAAGTAGGTAAGCTGTTTCTGGAATAGTTCTACACAAACTGAAAATGTTGGTGTGTTTGGTTAAAGCTTCTCTTGCTGACATGAAAGGATTAATATCCATTCGATACAAGATTTCAGCTCTAAGATAATTACCAATTCCATTGAACCATTTTTGATTCATTAGTACTTCACAAATTGGTTTGTCAAAATCTTTTTTATGTAGATTTGCTTTTACGTTTCTGACAAAATCTTGAAATTGTTGAGTTGGATCTGGACCTCTATTGTCCGACCAATCTTCAACTAGTTTCCATTTACCAAATCGACGAACATCTACAAAATCAAGCGATCCGTCTGCGGATTGAAATCTTAAATGTGAATGCTTTGAAATGACTCCAGGTTCGACCCAATTAAAATGACCAGACATTCCCATTGTCATTAACAATTTAACTTGATGTTGTGAATTAACTTGTGTTAAGGTTAACATTAACTCTTTACCACGGCTTTCGGCAGAAATAGTAAAACCATTGAATGGAATTTCTACCTCCTTGCCTTTATGGACTGGATTCTTTTTAACGCTGGTAAAAACTCGATTTTGAGCTTCTTGATTAATATAATCAGCGGTTAGTCTAAGTTCTGCTAATTCTGGCATATTATTTTTTTGGGTTTATTAGTCCTACAATAACATAAACTAATGCAATCGGCCAAATTAGACAGATAATAGTTCTCTCGTAATTTGTCAAGCGATACTCTTCAGCACTAATTGAACTAATCATTAAATCAGCAATTAGATTAACTAATATACCAATTCCAATATACATTACTAAATCATTAAAAATATTCATGCGGAGTTTCCTTTGGTTTCCACCAGTCTTCAAATATTGCTACTATGTTTTTTTCTTCAAATGCTTTTTCAGCACAAGGTTTACAGCAAGTTGTAATCCATCCTCTGGTTCGGCCAATCTGTTCTTTAGTTCCACAAGTTTCACAAATGTCATAAGAATCTCCTTCGGCTTTTTGAATTATATTCCAGATTGTTTCATTACCTGAACCAATATAGAATCTCAATCCACCAAATTTCTCTTTAGACTGGTGAAGTTCTCCATCCCATCCAGCAGCTAAACAATCTTTAATTAATTGGGCAGTTAAATCATACCAACCCTCGCTAAATGAAAAGAAATATGCAGAGTCTATTCTCCTTCCATTCCAACCTGTTAGAGTAACTTCATTCTGTAAGAAGTTATCAAATTCCTCTCTAGTCATATTGAATTATTTAATATAGTCTTATATTCGTCAGACGTTATTTGTTTACTACCAAGTGTGATCCGCTTCATTGTAACTGCACGTTCATATATTCTATCAATCACTAATTGGTTAGCCTCATTGGTTCCATGCCAATCCTGGTATAACTCCAGTCGACCATTTAGTCGTTCATCATTCCATTCGATATTTGCAGCAAATTCTCGGTTTAATAACTCTTGCCGGAGCTGATCGAATCTGGAATGAATATATTTCAGCTTATTATAAAAGAACTTAACATGTCCTGTTCCTAATGTGAATTGCTTAGGTAACTTTGACGGGTCGACTGGATTCTTTGTAGCCAACGCTGTAGTTCTTAATATCTCTCGATATTCGGCTACAAGGTGTTGGTCACAAAGAGCAGCAGGTGGAATTGTTGCGTTAATTCTAGTCATTAGATTTTACCTAAGGTTCTACGATAATTTGTAGCTGCTCTGTAGATAATATCCATACGATCTTCATGGTTCGATACTAGAATACGTTCTGTTTTTGTAGAACTATAAAGATTTCCATCCCATCCAGTATATGTTATTGGAACTTGTCTAGTTTTATTCAACTGATAAACGGTGTTAATCACATTACCACGCCAATTTCTACCAGAATATTTACGACGAACATAACCACTTTCATAACTCATATAATCGCAATTTGCAATTGGGTCATAGAAACATACGGTTCCGTTGTCAGCTTGTCTTTGACTTGTTACTTCAATTAATCTAAGTGATTGTGCTTTGTTCATGATATTTTATTTTTCGTTAATAATTACTTGACCTTCCATTACTCCGTAACCTGATTTCTCAGTGAAATAATAAGTAGTTGCTTTAGTGGTATCTTTTTTGGTTAAAATCCAAAGACTTGCATCTTTACCTTTCCAAGTAACATTTACTAAACGACTACCAGGTTCTAAGTTAATAACTTCTGTTCCTCCAAATGATCTTGCCATTTGATTGTCGGTACATGATGCTAATGAGATAACTGCAATTGCAATAATAAATAATTTTTTCATTTTGTTAATGTTTTAATGTTATATGTAAATATAAACAAAAAACTCGACATAAAAAAATGCCGAGTGATTTATTTTAAATTTATTTTACATCTTTCAATTCAGTTCTTAATCGACCAATTGCAGCATCAAGAGTGTTATAAACCGGAATGTTGTATCGGCTACAAACAATATCTACGTTACCTTTACGCCAAAATCCATCAGGACAACAAACAATCATTTTACCAGAATTAGCGTATAAGCCAAGTTCTAATAAGCTAATTGGACTCTTAGTTTCTGGTGAAAAGTACATAAAGATAATATCACATACATCTAGCATATTCATTTCCCAATTTACCTGTTTGCTAAATTGTGGATTTGATTCTTTCTGCTCCCAACTAGAATCCCAATCATCTCGACGTGGATTTAAGAATGTCAATTTATTTCGATCATTAAACAATTCAGGTATTACTGATTGCCAATCTTCAGCAGCTCCCATTTCAATAGAACCTGCTAAGAAAACTGATGTGTCTGTACTAAGATCCCATGTTGGAATACAAGGTGCTTTTACTACTTCCATTACTTTTCTAATTTTTTTGAGATAAACATAAGACCATTCCATGTTAATTTTAAAATCATCATAAGCCAAAAGAATGGCCATGCAAAACTCATAGATACATAAGCTTCTGAATTTGATTCATAATCATCAGGCCATTTATTTTGTGGATCTGTATCATAATCATCGATATCTAATTGCCTTTTAAAGGTATGCATCGCCCAAAGCGATGCAAAATACCCTATAATATAGATTGCTAAGAAAATCATGGTTATTTTAATTTTGCGCGAATTGCAGTTAAAGTAGTTTGATTTCCAAAAGTACCATTTTCATAGATACATCTCATATCAGTTGCTTTCTCTCCAGACCAAGTTTGTTGATCGACTAATTTATAACCATCTTCTCCAGTTGTAATTCTTAGCAAACCTTTTGCAGATTTTTTAACACCGTCATCAGTGATTGGATCTTTAAAGATTTCACGACCTTCTCCATTAACTTCTACATAGGTTGCTTTCATTGCAAAACCAAATGTATCTCTAGTGTTATATTGGTAAGTGAAACTTCCAACTCCTAATACGATATTTGTACTTGCAAATCCTTTAGCTTCTAATCTTGTAAAGATTTGTTCAGCTCGGTCTAATGTAATTGAATCTCCATAGATTGCTCCAATATGTGGATCTAATACTTTGTAACCTTGTTCGTTGATTGTTCCACCGAATACATCCCAAAGTAATTCAATAACTCCTTTCCATTCGGGTTTATCCTCGGAAGGAAAATCGTTCCTGTTTAGTGATTCATTGATACCTTGTCTCGAATTGATACCACAAATAATATCCACCGGGTCACCAGAATCAGGACGAATAACTACTTTACCATCTCTTGCAAGAATCTCTTCTTTAAGAGTTACTAAGTGTTCAGTACAAACTTTCCATAAATCCCAAGTGTCTGACACGATAGAAAGAATTCCTGTTGGATATGTTTCCATTAAGTTTCGGAATGTTCCAATCTCATCTTCTTTAGATCCAGCACACATAACTGAATGTTCAGTTGCATTCACCGATCCAGCTACAAATTCAGTTTCATTGTAGAATTTACGGGCTCCAAAGATTGCTGGTAAACTATCAGAACCTGAGAAACTTGTTAAGTGACCAAGACCTGAAGAGATAGTTGCATCAATTGAATCTAGACCTCTCATTGAGAAATCATGTGCTTGCCAATCTACGAACCAGCTTTTTTCAGCATCAGTTTTCTCTTGCCATGTTGTAAATAATTTACGGTAAGCATGTGCAATAGTTGCAGAAGTCATTGGTTTCCATAACAAGTTAGAAATAACTGTCTCTAGATAATTTGTTATCCAATAGAAATCAGGATGTGTATTGTAAATTGTTAGGACTGGAACCTTCATTGGAACCAGAGCTCCTTCTTCAATTGCTTTAACATTAATAGGCAAGTAACCTAAATCATGAAGAGCTTCAAAATGACTAACATCATAATCAGTGTTTAAGTACATTGATAATTCTCGTTTCATTTCTCCACAAACTTCGTCTTTTGGACGGCTAAAGAAATCTTTTTGGAATGCCTCGTGGATTTGTTTAATTACCATTTGTTGTCCAAATGATACTAATTCGTCACAACCTTTCGGTGCGTACTTGTTACTTCTAGGAGTAAAGTTTGAATAAACCAACGTAGTTCCTTTTGGATATTGTTGGTGATGTCCTGTTTTGTAACCGTCTGTTAAAAATAATGGATTCATATATTGTATCTTTGTTAATTTGTTATATGTAAATATAAACAATGTTTTTCAATCGGGAAAACATTTAGTGAGTTATTTTCTAAAAAGTTATTAACATTTTTTGTAAGGTGTCAATTGCTCCTTCTGAACTGTCTGGATTCATTAAACATGCATTTTGAACATTACACATCGAAGTCTCCATATCGAATGGGATTGCAATGTCTTTATCATAGAACATTGTTAAGTATTCATTAATCTCAGCATTCGTTGCAAATCCAATTTCTTTAATAACATCAATTCTACCTGGTCTTAATAGGGCAGGATCTAATTGTTCAACATGATTTGTTGTAAATATAACCAATACGTTGTTTAGACTAATTGCGCCGTCTAATGCATTTAATAAACCGCTAAAGGTTATTTTTGATTTTTTATTAATTACATCTCGTCCATTAAAGAAAGCATCAATATCTTCAAATAATAAAATTGAGCCTGGATTAATTTCAGAAAACATTGAAACCATATCATTGTCTCCATCAATATTATTTAGGTTAACGTTATAAACGTCCATTTCATATTCTATTGCAATTGCTCTAGACAAAGTAGTTTTTCCAGTGCCTGGAGGACCAAAATAACAATGTCCTCTTTTATGTGGAATTCCTCTTCTGATATATTCTTCTCTAGAATCTCTCCAATTACTAATATCATTTAAGATTTCGTCTTTTAATTTCTTATTGATAACGACTTGGCTTAATGGTTTACCAGAGATATTTTGCATGTATGAAAACCAATCACCTTTTGAAATATAAAAGCGTGGATCTTTTTTAACATTCCCGTAATTCTCATTAATTTCTTTAATCAGTCTTCTAATTGAGCGAGATGCAAAGATTCCCTTAAACACATAATGCTTTAAATAAACTGATTTTAAATTATTTGCATTTTCAAGTTTATCACGACCAAAAGAAATACGAATCCAACTTGCATATTTTCTTAAATAGAAAAAATCTTCAATTGGTATTTCTTTAATATCTTTTGCCTTTTTACCTCGAGAGTTTGGTAAATCATCATCGTCATCAGCGGATCTAGTAGTGTATTCAACGTTTCTAGCCTTGCTTTTATGATTATCACGAATCCAATATGTGATATAATCGTATAACTCGTCAGTTTGATAAATCGTAACTTTATAAGATATTAAAGTCATTATCCTTTCCCATATCGAGCTAGGAACTCCTTTTAAAGAAGCAAAAATGGCTGCTGCAATTGATGCAAATGCAGCAGCACCAAAAAATTGATTGGTTTGAATTTGTTGTTCTACCCAAACATAAATGTCATGTATCATTTATTTTATTTTAAAAACCAGTCAAATGCTGATTTAATAATTGTAAGATTTACTTCATGAAAAATAAACCACTTAATCCAGGCCAACGGCCAAAATATAAAATCCATTATAGCCCAAAATCCACTTGAATGAATTTGATAACCTATCATTGCTGTTGGAAGCGAAAATATAATTGTTGGAATTGTGATAGGTTTCCACGTAAATGTAACTTTCTTATTTTCCATTATCCAACTATGAATTTAAATGTGTAAAATAATTGAGCGTAATGTAGAACTTGGTCAAGTCCAATAATTGTAAATGCTCCTAAGTTTGGAATTGGACTACCATAATATCCATCTTTAAATCTTTTACTAACAATTCGGCTAGTAACATAATCAGTTGCAAAGTGTGCAATAAATGTTACGACTGAAAAGAATAAAGCGTTAAAGATATACCATTCAGTAGATTCTAGAGGCCTCTCGATTCCTAGTAAAATACAAGATGCAAATAACCAAAGTAGGGAATAAGTTCCAACATGGTTAAATAATGCTAAGTTACTTTTACTTTTATTTGTTGCCCATTCTTCAGCTTGAAAAATGAAATCGGCGATGAAGTGGATTACCACAATTGCTAATGCTATTCCCATTAATTATACTTTTTATTCTGGTTTATAAATTACTACCGTAACGTTGCAATCTTTTAATTCTTTTTGGATAATTGGTCTGATTAATTCCCAATCTCCTCCGGCTAAATGCGATCCGATTTGAGGTAAACCAATTCGTTTTCCTGCAAAAACATGATTCATCTTTCTCATACATAATGTAAATGCGTCATAGTCAAATGGTTTCAATTCAGTACCCCATTGATATTGTGTGTACGCATTAACAACAGTCAAATCAAATTCAGTGATGTTCTCTTCATCAGTACCATACGCTAATGTTACTGCTTGATAATCAATTTGTCCTAACTTGTTAAAATCACCAGTGTATTTCTCATCTTCTAATGGAAATTTGTCACAACCAAATGCTTGTGCTATTTGTGGAGCAATTCCACGTTTCATTCGACAGAAACAATTGCAACCATGTGCAATAACGTCGAACCTTCCTAAATTGGCTAACTTAATTAAGTCGCCTTCTACTTCTTGATAGTTCATAATTGATTTTAAAAATGCGTTTAATTGTCCCATACTATGCTAGTTTAAATCGTTTTAAAAATTCTCGTAGGAATATGATTTGTTCTGCTTCTTTTTCAGTTTCGGCAAATTTCATCTTCCATTCATAATAATCCATTTCAATTGGAGTAACCCCATCAATATAGTATGGTCCAACATAATCAGGCCAATGTTTTTTATCAAAAACTCGGTCATCGACTAGGAAAACTACAGCCGTCATTTGGTCTCCCAGGTCTGGTTCATGGAACTCTCCAACTTGAATACCTCGGTCGGTTAATTCAAAATAGTTTTGTTGGAGTGTTCCTAATCTCATGTTATTATCATTGGTTGTTCCACCATTTAAGATAATAAATGTCTTGTCTCTTCTGGCCCATTCTTGATATGCTGGAGTTGCAAAGAATTCAAGTCCATATTCAACAACAGCGTGACCAAATTGGATGCCTTGTTGGATTGGACTTAAATTATAAGGAACCAATCCATACATTCGATATTCTCTTATGTAAATCGGTTGTTCCATTATTCTTCCTCTTCTTTTGTTATTTCTTCTAATTTAATTTCTTGCAAAACATAACGAGATCCTAGAATTGGGTCATGTTGCAATACGATAACTTGTGCTGTTTCTTCCTTAGCCATTATATTAGTTTTAAATATTTTAGTTCTTCGACTGCCGCATCAAATGCGTCTTGCCATGTTCGGTATAAAAACCACTCTTGTACATTAATTAATTCATAATTCCCAAAATGCTCATATTTGTATATGTCAAATGCATATTTAGGAGTACTCGTTCGGTCTAGAGATATTTCTACGACATATCCTAGAGTTGCTAATGAATCAATGGTGTACATTAATATACGTTAAAAGTCTTGGTCTTAGTTTTTACTTCGTACTCGTCATCTGCAACTTCTCTAACACTGTTAGTACAGAAGATACCATTAAAATATTGAGTCAATGTTTCAAAACCAGCACTGAAAATACCGTGAGTTACAATCAAATAGATTTCGGCGTTTGGACGTTGTTCTTTAATAACTTTAGCCAATTCAACGAATGTTCTACCACCATCACAAATATCGTCAACAATAACATATTTAAGGTCTTGATTTTCTGGTAAATTTGGAACTTCAGTTCTAAGAATGTTGCCAGATTTTAGGTCTCTGACCTTGTTTGCTGTAACAATATTTTCAATGTTGAATTCTTTAGCAACATCGAAGATTTTCTTGTAAGCTCCAGCATCTGGACTTACTAAGCAAATTCGGTCTTGTGCGTTGTCTTTATTATCAATTTCTTTCAATGCAAATTTAACTAGAGCAAAGTTTGGTGCTTTTTCATATCGATCAATACAAGCTTCTAGAACGTCGCTATGTGGATCTAATGTAATTACAACATCAAATTTCTGAGAATTGATAATTGGACAAATAACTTCTTTTAGATAATTGACACTACCAAATTCAAATCGACGATCTGAACGAGAACCTAAGAAGTAGGGTACATGTAAACCAATTGCTCCAGCTCCAACATTTCTTAATGCTTGATTTGCACAAATAATTAATTCAAGGTCTTTAAAAGAATTGAATCGAGAATCAATAAGAACCTGTTGTAAGTCTTCAGGAGATGAAGGTGGTAAGATTGAAATTGATTGTTGTCCATCAGGAAATCTGTGGATTTGATATTTAATATCAGATTTTTCTAGGTCTACTAAATTTAAATGCTTCATGTATCTAATTGTTTAATGTTATATGTAAATATAAACAAAAGTTTTCAAACGGAGAAACTTTTAGTGAATTAATTTGAAAATTTATTAACAATTAACCTTCCTGTGATTTGAGTTCCAGTAGGAGTATCTTGAGTCATCCACTCGATAAGATCGCTTTTCATAATCTCTTCACAGATTTCTCGTTTAATTCCCATCTTAATAGTATCTAATGCAAAGTTAGTACCTCGTGAAACATCGGCACCATACAACATTTCCATATTAGACATGCTTTTAGTGCTTCTAATTTGTATAGGATTCCCTACTTTAGTATCATATTTAAATACCTTTCCGGTTTCAAATTGATTTTTAGGCTTTCTATTAAAAAAAGATGAGAAAGGAAATAATATACTTAATATTTCTCTCCATTCAAAATCTTTTAACTTTGCGTCCATTTGGTCGCACCATTCGTTAAATCTTTTCATTAGCTTCTGTATCTTAATTCTTTTTGACGATAAACACTTAGGACTGAACCTTGACCATGTGTGATTGCAAATTGATAACCATAATAGTCATAAACAGCAGACGGAAAGTTCTCAGTTAAACCATCGATTGGTTCGATTTCAACTCCTTTGAGAGATGCAATTTCCCACATCAAATTCATGATATGCAAAGCACGATCAGTATAAGTGTCATAGTGACGCGCATCATACTTCTCTTGCTTCTCTAAAATATCTAACATTAAATAATCAAAAGTAGAATCGTCGCAGACTCCATACCTTTGCAATAGCTTTTCTGCTCGTCCAATTAGGATTTGTTCACGTTCCATTAATTTACGGAAATAGTCTACCATTGTCTTTTCTCCCTCAGGAGTTTCTAGAAATTCTAGTAATTTTTTTGCTCCGTCCATATTATGCATGTTTAGCCATTAATTCATTTTCAGTACAACGGAATCTCTTTCCAGTAGAAAGGTCAACATAAGTTTGAGGTTTTTCAAGCTCTTCACTTAATTTACTAACACTCTTGATTTTATCTAAACCAGCTTGGTGTGCTGATTCCTCAGTTGCGTTGTTACTGTACTTCATATGAAACTCATAAGAAGTTTTGTAGAGTACCTTGTTAATTCCCGATAATGTGTTTAAAAATTCTACGTTCATTTTGTTATTGTTTTAATTAATGATATGTAAATATAAACATAATTTCTCAAACGGAAAAACTTTTATGCAATTATTTTCAAAAAGTTATTAACAAAATAGTATAGAGATTGTAATAATCAATGCAAACCACATGATTACTCCAACTGTTACGGCGATGTCTTGTTTTTTATTGTTCATTTTCTTCGTTTTGTTCGATTACTAAATAGTTTAATCCATCAATTTGTTTTACTTGCCCTGATTTGATTAGTTCTTGGGCAAAGGCTTGGTTCTGTTGAGCAATTAAAATCATTGTCTGCTCCATATAGATTATTTTCATAATTCAAAAGTTGGTTTTAACCATAGACCACGTCCAAATACCAACTTTGTAAATCCTGGTACAATTTCACGGTCAACAGCAGTTAACATTTTAAGAGTTTTAACAGTGTCGTGCTTCATCATTTTAAAAACTTCTTCTCTGATTCGCTCAGCGCTAACAACTAACTCTAATTTTTCAAGAATATCTGGTTGTTTCATAGCCAATAGAATATCATGACTAATATCAAACTCTTTTGTAATAGAAAATCTCAATGCTCTTAAGATTCGTAATGGATCGTCCATCATAGTCTGTTCTGCTGGAAGAGGTGTAACCAAAATCTTCTCACGAATATGTTGAACTCCGTTAAATGGATCAATTAGAACTCCATGCTCATCTTCGGCAATTGCATTGACTGTAAAATCTCGACGAAGTAAATCATCATGCAGTGTACCAAGTTCTAGAATTGGCTGACGAGTTCCTTCAACATATCCAACCTCTTTTCTTGCCATTACGAAATCGGCAACAAGTCCAGTAAATTGATGGTCCTTTGGAAAACGGGCACGAATAGTAAAGCAAGAAGGTGTACTCAAAAAGATTTCAAATCCTCTTTCAGTCATCCAATCAGTCATGATTTGAAATCCTTGCTCTACTGTCTGGTCTAGTTCATCTAGAACAAAAGTAAAATCTATGTCTTTTGAGTCAAGGCCAAGGAATTTATCCCTAACGCAACCTCCTACTTTAAATATCTGTGGCATACTAATTATATTACTTAATTTAAATTTGATTCAATTTGGCACAATGGCATTGGTTTTCCAATGTTGTACATTAAACTTGCAAAGAATTTAAAACCTTTATAAGAGGTTCCATCTGCTCGGCCAATAGCTCCCATTAAATCATTATTGACAAATGATCGGACGAAACTACCGCCTTCATAACCAACTTTCCATTTAGTACAAAGAATTGATGTACCAATTTCGATGATGTGGTTCTTTTCAGACTCTCCAAGGTTCGCAACTCCTGTATATTCTGCGTTCTGGTTGAAATGGTTAACTACTTCTTTCTTAACGATTTCGATTTGATTTTGTACGTTCATAATTGTATTTTTAAAATTTATTAAATAGCTTCAGTTAAACTAAGAGGAGCAGAGATAAGACTAATTTTACCAGCTTCTCTCAAATGTACTTTAGTACGGTTAATTTTAACAACTTCAAATGTTTTACCAGCTGCTTGAGGATGGTTAACTTTAACGGTCATACCAACTTCAAGTGATCTCTTAACCATACGAGCATCTTGTCTACGACGTAATTTGATAATATCAATTAGGTCTTGGTTAAGCTGAGAAAGTTCAGCAGTTGAAAGGTTGTTAATTTCTGAAAGGATTTTTGAATAGTTCATGTTGTTATTGTTTTAATTAATGATATGTAAATATAAACATAATTTTTCAAACGGTAAAACTTTTTCACAATTATTTTCACTTTTTTTCAAAAAGTTATTAACATTTCACAAAAAAGGGTCCTGATTAATCAGGACCCTTTACTTGGTTTATTATAGGTGGTTAATTCATTCCTTTGTACAATTGAGGTGCAGTTCCATAAACAGGTAACTTACCATCCCATTTGTTAATCCATTCTAATTGTAACAACATTGGAGTAATAGTTTTCTGCTTCAAACTATTTGCTTCGGCTTCAGCTTTTGCAGCAGTTAACATTGCTTGAGCATTACCATTTGCAGTTGCAATTTTAATTTTGGCTTGTGCTTCGGCTGTTTTAACTTCATTCTCTGCTCTCAAAGCTGATTGGACTGCGTTATTCTTAGCTTCAATAGATTTCTTAAATGTTTCAGGATAGATTAGATTCGATGTGAATTGATTAATAATAAATCCTTCTTTAAGTAATTGACTTTCCAATAATCTTCGTACTTCTACTTCAAATACTGCTCTATTAGAAATTAACTCGTCTGCTGTATATTTATTAGTTGCTAAACGGAACGCATCATAAACTGCAGTCTTTAAGAAACCTTCTTCAATTTCTGGAAGAGATCTACGATATTTAGCAAAGATTGCAGGTACCTTTTCACGTTGAACCGAATAGTTCATAATTGGTGAAACTTGGAATTCACTACCATCTTTAGAGTTTACAACAAATGAGTTGTCAACATCTTCAGTTTTCTTGTATTCTTTATGTTGAATAAAGGTTGGAAACTCATAAATTTTTGTAGAGATTGGATTGTAAAATACCATTCCTGTACATTCTGTTACATCGTCAACTCCCTTTCCACTTCCATACAAATTAACTTTTACACCGACATGACCTGCGTCGATTCTTTCGCATGATTGAAACATCACGATTAGCGCAATAAATGCTGCAATTCCAATTAGGATTCTTTTTACCATTTTTTTAATTTTTAATTGTTGATTTTGTTTTTCTTGTTCACGTTCTTCTTGCTGGATTTCCCAGTAGCTTTTTTCTGACATTCTGTATTTGGTTTTACTTGTTTATAAATTGATTGCGACAACATGAATATTCCATATCCTAGTCCAGCTCCTCCAATAAACATTGCGACTGGTCCTAAATAAGCTAGTGAATTTGGTAGATTCATTAATTGTGCTACTCCGTCAAATAATGGAATTGCTAATGTTAATAATGCAATAATTCCAATTGCGGCTCCTGCTATTTTTCTGTGGTTCATATTGATTAAATTTGTAGATTATATGATAAAAATGAAAATTGTTTAATAATTTCTAGAGTATTGTGTTTTCAACTCTTCGCTCCCATCCAATATGTCGAACATATCCGTCTTGGTCATTCATGGTCATACTAACAACTCTATATCCAAGGTCTCGGTAGTAATGGTCGATTAGGTGTTCTTTACCGAATTGTGTATAGCCTCCAGAACCTAATTTAAAATAGTCTCTAGTTCTTTTAAGACCTGGATTGTATGAGAATCCCATATAGTTCATAACAGTTTCCTTGTCGCCATTTTCAAGAACCTTTCCAGTGTAAAAACTTGCTGGCATTACTGTTCGGAATGGAACACCAACTGACGTGTAGAATACTTCGGCTCCAATCTTATTTAAGATACCATCAGATTTTGGTCGAATCCAAGCTTGTAGAACTTCAGGTCTCTCTTCTAAAAGTTGTAATGATTTCTCAATAAAACCTCCAGCATAGAATTCCCAATCATCTTCGCAATGAAATATGTAAGGAGTTTCAACTAATGAGTATGCTAAATCAATTGACCGGCTTTGTCCTAACTTAGGCTTATTAAAGATGAATGTTAATTTGTTCTCAAATAGTTGATTCAACCTATCACACTTCTCTTCTATCCCTGGCTCTTCAGAGTCTTCTGTTATGATAAACTTCTCAATTGGAAATTTATTAAATTTAAAAAAGCTGTGGAGTGTCTTTTCCAAAAGGTCTAGACGTCCACAGCTTGTAAGTATAAATGTTACCATACTAATCCCACCATCCTTTTAAACCTGAACCATCAAACCATTTGTAATATTGGTCAGTTTCCTTCTTTTGTTCTTCAGTTAAAGTTTTCTCAAACTTCTTATAATCTTTATGATTTTGGCCATGTAGAAGACTAAAAAGTTCTTTCCATTCTTGTTCTTCAATTTGACGAGCTCGATTAAAAACTTTACGATTATGTTTCCTTTCGGCTGGAGTATCATGGTCGACAAGTCTAGAATATCCAGGTTTGTCTGGTACTTCTTCAAATTCCCAAGGATGATGAACTATTTCTCCTAATTCAGCTTCAGCCATTTCAATATAGTTGCTTTCATTATAGTTTCTAATGATTTCAACTGCACGTTTCATTGCAGCAACTTTTTTCATTCTTGGTAATTCAATCTCCATCCCATGCTTTTCAAGATTTTCAGCCATATTACTAATTCCAATCTCAAGAAATTGTAAAGTTCCATGATGATCCCACCAGTAGTAGTTAGCTAATGCCTTTCTAAATCTCCAAACATTTTTAATAAAACGTTTGATGTCATATCTAAAAAATGCATAAAACTTATAGATTCGACTCTCATGCCAAATCAATCGTTTAAGACTTTTACTAAATGTGTCTGCAAAATTAACTTCCATAATTTCTAGTTTAAAAATGTTATTTCATTTGTTTTTGGATCCCAATCAAATGTAACTGGTTTATTTACATATTCGTATCTTTCATTTAGAATGGAAGCATTAAAATAATGAGTTCCATTATGGAACTTATAACCGTATCCACCATGAATATGTCCGCATACATGTATTTTCGGGGGTTGTTCATCTAATTTTTCTCTTAATAAGGCACAGCCTAAATTTGGTTCGTTATACGGTGGTCCACTCATATCTAAATGTCCTTGTGCTGGACCATGTGTGATTAGAATATCAGTGTCCTTTGGAATTGCTTCCCATTTTGACATTAGACCAGGTCCGCCTTTCGGTAGGTTAAATGCCCAATTATAGAATTCTGGTTGCCAAGGACTACCGTAGATTTTAGCAGTTTCCTTATCGTCTCCAACTTCTATAAAGCTGTCTTGTAAATAATCAATCCACTTATATGAATTAACTATTTCCATTGCTTGTTCTGGTTTATCTTCAAATTTTCTATCGTGATTTCCAGCAATAAAGACTTTATGGTCATATTGTTCTAATTCATTGAACCATTTACAAAAGCGTGTAATGTCATTTGAATTATATCCCGAATTCATAAGGTCACCAGCATGAATTAACAAGTCTCCGCCTGGAAGATCTGTTTTATCCCACATAAGTTCTTCATGCTTAGTGTGAGTATCTGATATTAAAGTTATTCTCATAATTATACTTATATTTTAGTTATATACTTCTTTCTGAAAAAGTTTAAATATAACAGAATTCAATCAACTTTGGTGCTATAGTGTTAAAGTATACATCGTCTTCACTTTCAGCAACCTTAATTAAATGGTCTATAATATCATGTACCTCTGTATCTTCGTTGACAGGAGTGACTCCCATTATCTCAGAAAGATGTATCAATGGATCGGTATGTCCATTATAAAGTGCTAGGACTGCAAATTGTTCAATTGTCATTTTTAATCTTTGTCCTACTATTAATGATGTTGCTCCCATAATTCTAATTTGATATGTAAATATAAACAATTATTTTCAAACGGTAAAACTTTTTGTGATATTTTTTTGAATGATTGAAAATAAATAACAAAACCCTTAAAAATATTTTACATTCATCATGGCAAAAGGTTCTAAAGGCGCTTCAAATTCAATGAAAGTTCAATTTGGAAAAAGAAAAAGCGGTAAAGCTTCTAAAGGTAAAAACAAACATGCCCGAAAAGTTAGTAAATATCGTGGTCAAGGTCGCTAAATTAAAAAAGCTCTTCTATAGAAGAGCTTTTTTTATCAAGTGGTGCCAGTTGATTTTAATCTATTTTGCTTCCGCAGTTTGGACAGAATTTCCAAGTTTGTTTCTTCATTCTAGTTCCACAATCAGAACAATAATTTCTAATATCTGAAACTTCGATTGGTTTATTAGATTCTGCCATAATTTTCATTATAACAGTTTCGCATGGATAATTTTCAAAATCCATATCAATTGTTCCAAAATCTTGATTGGAACTTGCTCCCATTTCAACTCTTCCAGTTTCAAAACTTTTTAAACTTGCATTGCTAGTATAAGATACAGATCCAGCAATTGAAGCTGATCCAGTTGAACTGTAAAATGCGGTATTTGTACTGTAAGTAATTGGATTTCCTGTTGTACCAAAATAAGGGTACTGTGTTGTTGTAATAAATGGTCCACGAGGAATTGGGTAACTTGGTGGAGTTTGTTTGATTTTTTCTCTGTAGAAAATAACCTTTACATATCCATTGTCTTCAATTGCTTTTAAAACTTCTTTATTTTTACCATCAACATCGTAAGTTCTAAAAACAAATTTGTTGTTAGTGTCAATATAACGTTCTAAAAAGAAGTGTTGACCTGGTCTAAGAACTAGACCACTTTGTGAAATTACTGTACCATTCATATAGATCTTTGCAAGAACTGGATATGATTTTGGGTTAAATAATTCGATTTGGAATTCGTCTTCATCTTTAAGATAAAATACGTCTTCATTGTTGCCTTTATAGGCTTTTAGTCGGTTGTTTTTGACAGCAATAGCCGCCATTTTTTGTGTACTCATGTGATTTTCCTTTTGTTTTAAAACCCTTTTACTACCTTTATGATAGTTCCAAAGCCATTATTGACTCAGGGCCTCAAGTGTTTGGCACCACTTTTGCGGAAGATGTAGGATTCGAACCTACGGTACCTTGCAGTACAACAGTTTTCAAGACTGCCGCGATCGACCACTCTGCCAATCTTCCTAATATTTCTTATATAACTTTTTCAGAAATTGTTTAAAATCAGAATTAATCGTCCTTTACTGTAAGTACAATGCTAGTTAACATTCTTTCTAATTGAGCAAGTGTAATTCCAGGTTTCGAATCTGCTGGATTTGGTTTTCCAGCCGGTGCAGCGGCTACAGGTCCTGTAGCTCCTTTAACTGCTGTAGTGTTAGGAACTGTTGATGTTGTTGGTGGCGGAGGTGGAGTAGCAACTGATTTCTTAAATTCTTCAATCATTGATGTTAATTGTTTGATTGAATCATTAAGTGCAGCACTCATTTGATTAATTGAACCAGCTCCTTTATAACCAGAAAGATATGCAAGTCCTTGGAACATATCACTTGTAAATTTCAAGTTAACTTTGTCAAACGCGTTTAAGGTATCTTTAAGTCTACCCATATCATCGACATACTTCTTGAAATTATCTACAAATTTAACCCATGGATCGATATTTTCTGCAATCATTTTCATTTTGTCTGCAACATTTCCTAAGACAATAACAAATGATTCTTGTTGTTCTGCGTTTTCTCCAGCACTTGAAAGAGCACCAGTCATACCGCTAATAACTCCTTGAATTTTAGCATTTAATGCAACAGGATCAACATTAGTTTCCATAAATGTTTTAGCAGCATCCGCAATTTTCTTAATTGGATCTGCAAAACTTGTTACAATTTCAACACCATCTTCGATTTTAGAAGAACCAAACCAACCCCAATCATTTTGAGCATCTGGATTATTTCCAATCTCTCCCATAACTCCTGTTATTGCAACGACAAGAGATCTGATATTACTAGTAACTTTTGTTACAGCATCGGCACCCATTGATTCGTAACCAACGATTTTACCATCTTTATAGATTGGAATCTTAAGGTCAGCCATTGCTTGAACTCCTTTGGCAATTTCAGCAACTGCACCGCCCATACCTTGAACTGCTCCAATACCATCAGTAACTGGATTACCGCCTCCTCCAAAAATCATATTAAGGAAGCTCTTCTGACCACCAGGATACTGAAGACCAATTTCGCCAAATACATCTGCTAAAGAACCAACAATATTTCTAATATTACCCTTTAATCTATCAAATGCACCAGAATCTAGAGTATTATAACCAACAATTTTAGTTCCTTGATAAATTGGGAACTTAAGGTCAGCCATAGCTTGAACTCCACCAGCAATAGAAGTTAAAACATCTCCCATACCCATAACAGCGGCAATACCATCTGCTACTGGAGATTGTTTTCCACTTCCAAAAACACTAGAAAGGAAACCTGCTTTACCTCCAGGATATTTAAGTCCTAGTTCACCAAAGGTTGTACTTAGTGAACCAACAATTAAATTGATATTATCATTAACCTTTTTAAAGGTGTCACTAGATAGTGTGTAGTAACCTGTGATTTTAGTTCCTGAGTATATTGGGAACTTTAAGTCAGCCATAGATTGAACTCCTTGAGCAATAGAAGATAAAGCATCTCCCATTCCTAAACAAGCATCAATACCATCAGCGACAGCAGATTGAGAACCACCTCCAAAAATACTACTTAATACGCTTTTTCTACCTCCAGGAAATTGTGTTCCAATTGCTCCAAAGGCTCCAGCTAAAACTGTAACTAATTTACCAATTTGATCTGGTAAAACATCATAATTAATTTTTAAATCTTGTACTTTTTTAATTCCATAAGCAACTGTTGCTAATGCAACTCCAACCATAACCATAGCCGGTGCAGTAGCATACATTGACATAATTGAAAGAGGATTAAGAGTAAATGAACGAGCAATTGATAACATCAACCACTCCATATTACTCATCATTCTTCCACCACCAAATCCCATAAATCCTTCAGTTTCATGTCCTGAATCTCCAAGCATTTTGGTCATATCAGTACTACTGAATAACTTAGCCATTGCAGCAGCTCCTAAAGAAACAAATACTAATGCAAGTCCAGCAACAATCATTGCTGCGGCTCCAGCAAGTATAAAAGGTGCTGCGGCTCCAGCAAGTCCCATAACAAGACCAACACCAGTAACCAATGCTCCAATTTGACCGATTGTAATCCAACCAGCTTCATCTGGAGTAATAGATGCTGCAAATATAGAAACTGCAACTCCTAATAATATAATTGGGATTGCAGCAAATATCATAACAAGAGAACCTAATAATATCTCTTTAGCAAATTTACCAGCTAACCAGAATACAACTGCAACTCCAACAACCATTCCAGCAATCATTAACATTGTCATTGCAGGATCGTCCATCGCTTGATACATTGTATCTACTAATAAGAATGCAAGTCCTAATAAAACGATAGCTCCGGCAGCGAACATTAATCCAACACTGATTCGTTTCATTGATTTATCAACTCCCATTTTATCTAGTAAAAAGAAGAGTCCTCCAATTGCTAATAATGAAATTACAATATATGGTAATGCAGACATTCCAGCCGGGTAAATTACCGTTGCTAAAACTAATGCAACTCCAAATAATAGAATTGCTTTTGCAACATCACCCATTGCAATTAATGCCTGTTGTGTTTTCGGATCTGATAGTGGTTTTGACGCCATTTGTAAAACTTTTGTTATAACAAATAGAGCTAGCCCAAATAATGGGGCTGCTATCATACCAACTATTAATAGAGGTGTTGCCAAGAATAAATAACCGGCAAATTTAAGAATTGCTGGTCCAATTTTTGAAATAGCATCAATTGTAAGTACTAAGGCTTCTGCCTTTTCTTTAAATTGTTTACCACTTCCTTTCATAGATTCAATTGCTTCAACAATTGCAGCTAATCCTTTACCAATACCTTCAAGTCCTTTACCACCAACTATTTTTAGGGCAATTGCATTACCAATACCCATTCCTCCGCCACCGCCAGAATTTCCACCGGATTGTTTACCAGAATTTGCAGTATTTTTAGCAATGGTTTTTAATAATCGAACCATCTCTTCAACCTTACCAAATAGTATTCCACCCGGACTAACTGCTTCTGCAGTAATCTGGGTGGATGTACTAATATATGTAAGATTATCGACTGATAGTCGTTCAAATGGACTTTTAAAGATACTCAAAATCTATGAATCTTATTTTTTACTATATATCAAGCTTAGAACTTAGGAGTCTTGAAACTTGGTGTTTTGAATGATGGAGCTTTCATATTAGGCATTTTAGCTTTTGCCATTTTTTGAGGATCTCCATATTTGTCCATTGCACCTTCTTCTTGACCTTTTTGTCCGTCATTCTGTCTCTTAATATAATCTGCAAGGTCTTTAACGATATACCAATATTCGTAATATTCAAGTTTATCGATCTCAGATGGTTGTAAATGCAGATGATACATGAGATAGAACTTCGTCTTAAAGAAGTTCTCCAGCGATATCTTGAACAACGAAAAGAGATTTGATCCCGTCACGAAAGCCGATAGTAACGAGAACCTCCTCATCCTCGTGTGGTACCAACATTTCAGGTTGAACCCCAATTCTCATCTTTTCTGCAAGTCTATAGACTAATGAATATTTTTGTGTGTTCCAACTGTGGAACTCGATTTCACCTTTAAAGATTTTCTCATCGTTAAATCCTCTCCAATCTAAAGTTAGGTAAGGAATGATTTGTAAATAAGATTGATCCCAAGCTTTTTTCTCAACTTGACGAACTTTAATGTAATTTGTTACTGCTTCCATAACACCAATTGAAGGTGGTCTCATAAGAATTGTACCAAAGCTTTTAGTTTGAATTGCAAATGCACGTTTTTCATCGTCATAATATTTTGCAATTTCATCTGGAACTTGAGACAATTGGAAATATCTAGCTGAAAGTTCAGCATCGAATTCTTCACCGTCTTTAGTTGTTGCTTTAATAGTTAATTTAGATTCTGGTTCAGGGAATGTTAGGTCTCTGATTGATAATAGAATATAAATTCTATCCTCTTCTAAGATGTCTTTGTACGATAGTACTTTTGCACCGCATTGGAATCTAACACAGTTTTTTACAATGTGATTTAATTTGTCCTCAATATCTAATAAGTTACCTTCATCGATAGTTGAGAAATGACGTACTTCAGCTACTTGAGCTGGTCTGATTGCCATTTTAGCATCACTTGGATAGAATCTTCCACCTGATGGTAATCCAGAAATATCAATTGAATGATAACCTAAGTGCAAATCTGGGTCTAATGCAGTTTGTGTTGCATAACGGTCCATGTTTACTTTTCCTAAGTCAACTCTTTCTTCTACTTGATTTTCTTGAGCTTCTTTAGCTTCTACCATTTTACGGTACTGTTCTTCCATGTTTGTTTCGTCGTTTTGATTCTTGTTGTTTGCCATATTACTTTGATTTTAAGTGTTTAACTTTTGTTTTGTCCCATTCTTTATTTAAATCGGGACGTCGATCAATTTCTCGTCTTATTAGTTCTCTAATAAACGCAGAAACCGAAATAGGTCTTTGTTCAGCTTCTAATGCATCATTTAAAATGATTATATTGAGAGCTTGGACTTCTTCGTCAGTAATTAATACCTGAAGTTTCCGGGTTAGTTTGTTTGACATAGATTATCTTAATAATATATTATATATTCTTTACAAAAAGAAGGGATGACTCTCGTCATCCCTTTTGTAAAATTTTAAATTACGCTAATACTTCTTTAAAAGTATCGCACTTCCAAGTTACTTCGATAGTAGCAGGATCTGTTGAGTCATAACTTAATTCGTTAGTAAACGGTAATCCTGATTTAATAAAGCAATCTTCTAAAGTGATTGTTCTGTAAATATCTCCAGCTCTATTGAACTGAACGATAACTAAAGTTCCAGTGTAATCTTTCTTCAAACCCATTAAACCTGTTTGAGGATCGTATTGTAAATTATACCATTCTCTTAGAGTTTTATATAGGTAAGCTTGATTTGAATCATTTAAGTTCAAAGAGAAATTGATATTGATGTCCAATGAAGTATTGTCCGGCATACCAGCGTAAGAACGAGTAGCGAATTTGTACTTTTGTTGAACTTCAGAAACTTCTCTATATAGATCCAAACCACCGATGCTATTAACATGTTGTAATAACAATGGAGAACCTTTTACACCTGCAGGTGGAATAACAGTAACTTCAAAGAGGTTACTTTGTACCGGTTCCCATTGAGAACCTTTTCTGCTTGTCTGGTCTTGTGAATAATGTGGTAAAGCCATCTTGTTTTTTATTGTTTTTTTATATATCTAATTTTAGCTGAAGTTTCCAGTTTGAATTTCGCCAGTATTTAATACTGTAGTTCTATGAACAACGATTTCTAAACCTTTAACTGGTTCAACGAAAGTATCTAAGATACCAATGTTGTTGTCGATAACTTCATTAGTGTTATTTGATTGATCGATAACGTTCTTAAAGTCATAAACACCTTGATCTGCTTTAACTGATTCCATAAAGGCATCTGCTAAAGTTTTGATTTCAAGTCTTGTTTGTGCTGTATTAAATTCAAAAACATAACCTTTAAGAATGTTAGCTAAACCTTCTTGGATGTGGATCAATACTTCTCTTACGTGTGCAGAAGAAAGTGCTGATTTAACTGATTGTTGACCAGTTTTGTTACCAAGGATGGTTAAACCTACTCCTCTTTGGAAAACGATTGGATTGATACCAAATGGTTCGATTACGTCTCTATCATTTTTATCAAAAGCGTATTCAACTCCAACAACTCCAGTTCCAGATACAACTCCTCTTCTTGGACCAGCAATAATTGACCAAGGTAATGCGGTTGAATATTTATCGATGTAGTTATTAGATACGTAAGCAGCTGGTGGTACAACGATGTCCTTTCCGTTCTCTCTGATTAATAAACCAGGTCCATAATAGAAACCATAGTTAGCTCCATCACTGATTGAAGGAAGTGTATAGAATGCAGTTGGATTTTTATCCAAGTTTCCACCATCTTTCAAATACATTGCATCAAATGCTCCACTTCCATCGGTAAATGATGGGTTAGTTGATTTTTTGAAATCAGCAATTGTTGGTGCATTTAAGATAGCTGCAGCATTTTGTCTTTCGTGTGCTAAATAAGAAAGTTCTTTCTTATTTTGTAAACCTTCAACAGTATCATAAGAACCAAAAGTATCAACGATATATCTGTAAAGAATTAAATCTTTGTCAGCTAATGCGTCAAATAAGTTAGTTCCGCTAAGTGCTAATAAACAATCTGCGATTGATTTATCACCAACAGAAGCTTTAGCTAAAATGAATGGTACATATACATCAGTTGCTTCTTCGAAAGAAACAATATATTTTCCACCAAATACGCTAGGTACAGTAGAATCACAAGTTACTGTTACGGTTGTAGTTCCGCCAGCTACTGATTTAGCTACTGATTTAATTTTAGCAAGTCTTCCAGCAGTTGCAGAAGGAACATATTGTCCTTTCTTAAGCGTTACTGTTGAAATTGGAGATGCATAAGTAAATTTAAAGATACCACCACCTAAGTTTTCATAAGTTGCAGTAACATTACCACTTCCTGCTAAGTTCAATTCAGTACCGTTGTAAGTGATAACTCTCTTAGTTGTAATTGCATATTTTTTAAATGAAGTTAAACCACCTAATGCAATTTTAACAGGTCCATCACATGTGATAGTTGTTTTGTCAGCAGCATATGAAACTCCAGTTACTTCAACATATTCTCCTGTAGCTTGAGCTTCAATAAATGTACCAACCGCGATCAATGAAGTTAAATCAACATGATGTGCATATAATTTATTAACATCTCCGCCTGTTCCAACTTCAGTTACTGCAGGATTAAATGTTCCATAAGGAATATTATTATTAGCAACCAATGAAGTATAAGCAGATGCAAATACAGTTCCAGTAATTGTTACTTGAGTATATGGTTCAGCACCAGTTACGTAAGTAGATCCAGTGATGATACCCCAAGTAGAAGCACCAGTTTTAAGATATTTAGAAGTTGTAAAATCTCCAGATAAGTTAGTTGTAGAATAAATCTTCAATACTGAACCTGAAGCAGTAATTCCAGAAGCTGTTAAAGTAGGAACAGTAAGTAAACTTGTAGTTGCTTGGTCAACGTGACCAGCTCCTAAAGAAACTGTAGTACCAGATGCTGGACTTAAATCTTGGTTTACTTTATAAGATAATAGATCGTAATTTTGATCTTTATCGTAAACGTGTCCAACTAAATCAACATTAGTTCCTGTTTCTTCTTGTACGTTATCTTCATCAACAGCACAGAATAAACCAGTTCTTCTAGCTTCTGCGTTAATCATTGTTTCAACATACATGTTTCTACCTTCAAGATCTTTGAAGTTAGGAATTAATGAACCAGTGTATTGAGCAATTAAAGAAACTTGTCTCAAATTAGAGAAAGCTGATAATTGGTCTTTTAATAAACCAGATGTGTTAAAGTAGTTTTTGTAAACCGGGTCAGTTGCTAAAGTAGCAGCATCGAATTCACCTTTGAAAACGAAAACGTCTACCATAAAATCTGACAAATAATCTTTATCATTTAAGAATGCAGGAACATTACCTTCTCCGTACCACTCTCTAGCAGTAACTTCGAATGTAGCAACGTCTTGTGCTTTTCTTACAAAAATAGTAATTGGCTCTTGTTTAATGTTAATGAAATTAATCATTCTGTTGTTATCTGTACCAATTGTTGAGATAACAGCTGCATCGCTTGGATACCAGAATTTATCAGTGTCGAAAAACTTAGTGTATTCATCACTTCCTGATTCAGCAATTGCAGTGTGGTCGCTACCATTGGTAACGGGTGCTACATAACTGATTTCATCAGAAGCTTCGAATGTTGCTAAGTTTAAGGCAAGGATCGGACCTCTAGTAAGAGCTGCAAATGCAGATCTGTGAAAGAAGATACCCTTCTTCTCTAGGTTTCTATCAATACCACCGAAGATTGCGTTGAAATCTTCTGTAGACTGAATAAGAACTGGAGTATTGTAAGGGCCCTTTTTAGAGTGACCAACTACCAATCTGATAGTCTCTGTCGCAAAGTTCGTTGTTTGTGATTTATCGAATTCTAGACGATAAACACCTGAACTCTTAAATTGCAATAGTTGAGGACTTAGTGCCATGTTATTTTGATCTTTTTTTCTTTATTCTATATATCTGTTTCTATCTCTGATTTTATTAACTTAATAAATCGTAGATGTCATATTGCAAGTCTCCTTGGGACTGGTTGTCCTTGTAGAGTGTTGCTTCCATGAAATCATGTAATTTTTCGTCAATAACATCTAAGATTTCTTCAATAAAATCGGCGTAATCGGTTGTTCCAAAAAACTCAGTTGAAATAATTGCTGACATAATTAAGTCATCATGACCCATTTGTGCTGAATAATTTCCGCTCTTGTTAACACCAAATAATGAAGCTTCGTTAACTGTTTCAACTTCATTAATATTTATCCTATTTCCTTCGATTAGTTTCTTGAAATTTTGGCAAAATACCGCTTTATTATCAGATCGTAACCTAAGTCCTGGTTTTACTCCTTTAGAATCATGTCGATGTTTGAAACGAAGAATCATATCTTCATCGAAATCATTACGTTGAGGGAATACCGTCTGTAAATATTTTAATAGAATTGTTCCGTATGTATTAAATTCAATTAGCATTTTAACGTTCTCAGAGTTGAAGACATCAATAGCAAGTGTATATAATATTTTTGAGAAATCTTCGATTGGATGCTCATTACTTTTAAATACTGCAACCTGATCTAATTTAAAGAAATCATACATTGCACCTGGATTTTCAGAAGCTTCAATTTCCTTTTTAGACATTGCAATAACTTCAAACACATTAATTACTGAGTAATCTCGACCCGAACCTTCGGCAATATCGATTGTAAATAACCAATATTTACCCTCTTCTTTAACGGTTTCAATGTCGAATCCTGGCTTGAATCCTAGGAATCCCTTTACGTCAATATGTATATTATCAAAGTCTTCTAGTTCATGAAAAACAAACTTACCTGAGTTCTTTCTTAACTTACCAAGAGATCCTGGTGAAAGTAATAGAGAAGACGAACTTACGAATTCATTACCATATTGTCGGTTAAATGCCTCTTCTGAACCTAAGTTCTCTAATTCTCGTTTGTACCATGCTTCATCTCGGTCTGGATGTTGGAACCAGTCGATTCGCATTGGAGTGTATGCATTCTTTCCATTAATTGCGGCTGCCCAAATTTCATAGAATTTATTAAATCCATTTGGAGTTGATGTAATATTAATCCTAGATATTTTCGAAGATGATAACGTTGGATAAACGTTTTCATAGAATACATCAACAATATTTGGATGGATGTGTGCAAACTCATCTAAGTATAGATTATGAATGGTAAAACCAATACCGGCTTTTGCAGTAGTTGATTGTCCTACTAGACGGCAACCATTATCACATCGAACGTTCATAACGTCGTACTTAATAATTCCTGGTTTCATAAAGAATGGCAAATGTTCAATTACAACTTTTGCTTTATCAATAATCTCTTTGGTAGTTTCTCCCTTATTGGCTAAAAGTAGAGTATTCTTGTCCACATTAAAACAAATAAACCAAGCGTTAAAAATTGACGCTGTTACCGTTTTACCCATCTGTCTGGATGCTAGAACAATATTAAATCGATTATGTTGAAAGTTTCTCAACATATCTTTTTGGTATTCACGAAGTTTTACCTTTTGAATCCCCTCATCGGTCATTACAACCGCATATTTCTCAGCAAAGTACACAATATCATGCGCGCATTTTGCAATTTCTGTAATTTCGGCATCGGTGTATTCAAATACAATATTACCTCGTTTCAAATGTTGTTTACCTTCATAGAAGGGCATTGAAACCTGAGGACGATAACCTTTATCTAAAGCGACTGTTAAATCATTAATTGCTTTAGTTGACCATACTACCTTGGTTGACTGTGTTTCATCGGAATCTTTAGGAATCCATATATTATCACTCATTTTCTTCTGGGTTTATTTCAATCACATCAAGATTCTCATCTTCGCCAGATTGATTAATTCCCATTTGAATCATTCTCATTAGGTCCTTTGTACCTCTTTGGATATTTGGATCTTTAGAATCTCCTCCAACTTCCTCAATCTGAGTTGTATTTGTGTTTTTACGGTAAACTTCAATATCTCTAGCAATTCTCTTGTTAGATTCTTCAGTTGCCATCAAATACATTGTTTGTGATTTTATAATGTCGAGCATTGACTTTTGTAAAGTTGCCAATACCTCGAACATTCTTGGAGATAACTCTCCATCTTCAATAGTTTCTAATAATAATGTTAGAGCTCTTTCACCAGCTTGAAGCTGATAAACCAGAGACGACATTGTCATTTCGTCCATTTTCTTTTTTGCCTTAACATACTCATCATTCTCGATAATATCTGCATCGAGATAGAATTTCATTAATGCTGTAATAGTTTTCTTAGCTTGAGCTTCTGAACTAGATTTTAAATTAGTATATGAAACTGCAGGGCTTTTATGTGCCGGTGGGACAGATGGCAATGGTGTATCTGTATCGACTAAATCTGTTAAAGATTCCTCATCACCAATTAACCATTCTAATTCTTTACGAATATCCTCTGCCTGGTCACGAATTGGCCTATTCTTATCTTTTTCTTCTGACATAATATGATATTATTTATAGAATATGTATCCCAATAAATTATTGTGCACTTCTGAATTTCTGGAATCCAAGAGACGGGATAGCATTATCTATAATAGTTGCAAGTTGATTATCGCGAACAACGTATTGATTTAATACGTTACTATGTTGCTCTACTTCAACTGGAATATGAAATAATCGTATGTTGGTTATTTTTAACAATCCACCTTTAAGTGAGTATTTAGATTCAGGAATATCCCATGATATATTATAAACCTGATTTCTAGTCTGCTCAAATACTTTTACTAAATCATTTGATGCTGATTGTGGTAATCCAACTGTATTATTATTTGGATCTAATGAATATAAGGTAACTGATAATTGATTGAATTGCTTATTACCATTAATAACAAGGCCATACCATCTATCTGTTCCCATAATAACATTTGTAGTAAATGTGTACGTGTTAGCATTGATGTATACTTTTATATTTTGACCAGATACTGTAACCTTAAGTCCTTTATTGATTGTGCTATTTCCAAATAACCAATAATCAGTTGTTGAATTAAAATTAAATTCTGGAGAGAACCAACATGTTAATCCAAATCCTGTTGATGATTTAACAGGTGCAGTATATTCGATTGCTGCGAAACCTGTATTAACAGGACCAAGATTGTAATAATTTTTAGAAACCGTAGTCCATCTGTTTTTAATTTCACTATCAACAATTTTTAAATCAGTTGATACAAAATTTCTAATACCATCTAAATAAGCTGTAGAAACAGTTTGGAAAATATCAGGCTTAGTATTCTTGATGTACTCATCTTTAATCTCAGCACCAAATATTTCATCAACATCAGTAACTAATGAATCTGTTAAAGTTTCAAAACTATTTTTAAGTACAGCAGTATCATTTTGATATTTAGTCAACATCACTTTCCAATATGTGATTGTCTCATTAAAACGATCTCCTAAAGAAACCGAATTAATCATATACATTTTATTAATAATTGGAATGAACATGTAATCATGCTCACGTGGTCTTTTACCTTGTCCAAAAACAGTCTGGAATTCTTGTTGTGTAATATGGATTTCAAAATCTTCAAATTCCATACCAAACATATCGAAGTTAGTTGTAGATTCTTGAGGAAACTCATTATCTGGAACCAAGATTTTAACAACATCCTGATCAACGACATTATGTAATGAATATTCCATTAAGATAACGTCTTTTGTTCTCATATCAGGTTCAGTTCTAAAATAAGTAACCTGATGACCAAAGATATTTTTAACAATATTTGCTAATTGTATATATGTTTGTTGGGATCTAAATTGTCGGTATGGTTGAAATAAAGCATTTGGATCTGAGCAAGTTGCTTCAATTGTTGCGCATCCTGAATAAATGAAAGGATCTGTACATGTTGTACAGAATTGTGGACATGATTCAATAGTACCAGCAACTGTTTCAACTGTTAACGTTGCTGAAATAAATGTTAATTTAGCTCCAGTATTTAATGCTGATACCTCTGCTCCAAAATCTATTAATACATCAGCGCCTGAATTCCATAAATAAGATTTAATATCTCCAGGTAGAACATTTGTATTTAATTCAGAGAATTCACTAAAAGTTTTACCTTTATCAGTTGAAAGTCTAAAAGTGTAGTCGAATTTATTATTGGCATCAACTGGTCGATAGAATGTAAATCCAGATCCAGAAAAATTAACTGGAAGTGTTAGTACTAATGTTGTACTATTAGTTACGCTTGCGATTTCTAAAACTCTGTTTCCAACAATAATAAAATGTGAATTTTGGAAAAGTCTGGTAAAATCAGTACCAGTTCCATAAACAATAGTAGAACCACTAGTAAAACTAAGAGTTCCTAATGTTGAAATATCTGATACTCCAGAAAGTATGTCCCATGTCATAACTTTCTTTAAGTTTAAATATGGGGTCTTGATTGATGCAATTAGAAAATCGCCGTATGCTGTTGCAATACTACCTGTAACCATTACAATGAGTTAATTTTGTTTATATATTCTCAGTAATCGGTGACTAGTAGGACTTCTGGATTATCGCCACCTAGTTTTGGATCACTCATCATATCCAACATGATAGAAATTGTATCTACAACATCCATCTCATTGTCTGAAAGTTCTTTGATTTTTCCTTTATCAGCAACCATTAACCAACGGTCTAAACGATCTAATAAGTCATTTAGTTTTAGTCTTTTATACGGAACACCTTCATCTAGGATCCGTTGCTCATGTAGAACTTTATTAAAAATAACAACTTCGTCTTTATCAAAGATTTCAAATGTCTTTAATGTTAAATGAAGTATTTTAAATCCGAATTTAATTGTATCATGACCTCCTTCGTCTTTGGTCAATCTGGTGTAGATTCTATTCTTATTAAGAGTCAATTTGATCCATCTAAGATGTTTCATTTGTGTAAGAAGTTTAGTAATAAAGAAGATTGAATTAACCTCTTTATGCATTACTTCAAATCCAACTGAATTAAATAAATTAATCTCATTTGGGAATTCTCTTTCAATAAAATCTAGAAGCTGATCTTTAGTAACAATTATTGAATTTTTATCAGGACTAAGAAACTCTATTTTGTTTCTAATTCCAGTCCAAAGTTTATTATCGTTATAATTGTATTTAAAAAGCACGATATCAACAACATCGGCAGCATCATACATTGAGAAATCATCTTGCATTAATAAACTTTTATATTTTCATCAAGTCTTTTAAGTTCTTCGAGTGTTTCTTTTTTGAAAAACTTTAAAGCTTCATTGTATTCTCTTTTACCAATCTCATTCTTTTTCATATAGAATTCGATTGCCTCTTGACTAGGTATGTATTCTTTTTTATCGACAGGTGCCGATTCAGATTTCTTAGTTTTTGTGTAGATCCATGGTGGAACCGCAGAAAAACGTTGAGCTACTAGAGCCCAACTGTCAATAACTGCTAGTCCATTAATACCATTGATATTGAATGCTTGCGCATTTGCAGGAAACTTAATTGAGAAAAAACGATTAATCATAAAATGATGACGCTTCTTATTAAAGTCCTTGATATTCTTATAGTCTTTTGGCTTTGTAAACATAATTTTAACAAAGTCAAATAATTTAGTTTCGTCTAGCATATTTTTGTTTTAATTAATCCATCCACTTACCGTGCTTACGCAAATGCCAAAATCTGTGTTGCAATACTGCAATAACAATACCAAACAAGGTATCTGCTTCATATACGCCTTCTTTTACTATTAATTTCATATAGTTTTATTTTATCCAATCATTATAAGCATGTATATATGCTTGTTCTATTGAAAGACTTGGGTCCTGAGACATGTGGCTTTCGGCGAATACCTTTACCTCATATTCAAGACCCCATTCTTTTGCTTCTTGTAAGATTTCTTCTACGATTTCTGTCATTAAAATAATTTAATAGTTGTAGATGAATCTTTGTCTTTTGTTTCATTTTCGTCTAATCCGGCGAATGCATCAAAATCAACTGGTGTTTGATTGGCTTTTTTCAACCAACTAGATCCTTCAAGTATCTTTTCCATTTGAGAAAGAACCATAATTGCTGGTTCAGTTTCTTTATCTCGATCAATTACTTTAGTAATTTCTTGTTGAATTGGTTCTGGTATTGTATTGTAGTGAAGTAACATCAAATCTAGATTTTGATTAAATCTATTAAGGATATTTACTTGAGTGTCATGACCAATAATGCGGTAAATCAGGTTAACAATCTTATCAACTTGTGTTTTGTTAAACATGTGGTCAATAACAAATTCGCCTTCTTCTTTAATGTATTGTTCTAAGATAGCTTCTGCCTGTTTGTCAGTAATTGAGAATGTACGATCTTTACCATTTTTCATAGGTTTTTGGTACGTAACAACTGATTTAATATTATCAGATTTGTCGCCCATTAGAATCTTTTGGAAAACGAAACGATCACAATTGATTTCTTCGACTTCAATAGAATTCTTTTTCATCCAATCAATCATTTCATTTTTGATACGATCACTTTGATGACTTGGACTATCCATGTTGAATAATAAATCATCATTTGAGATTTCTAATTCAGTGGTGTTACTGAAAATATCATTGAATCCTTCGAATGCAATTAACTTACGTTTGGTGTTATAGTACCATAGAGAATAACCATCGGTTGCTTTTGAGTAATCAACTAATTGAATCATATCACGGTCACCAGTCCAAATAATGCAATTCTTACCTTGTGTATTTAAATAAGTTGACCATGCAAATAGAATATCATCTGCTTCTGCACCTTTAACTTGATTTACAATAACACCTTTTTTAGCAAGGATTAATTTAAATTCGTCATATACTTCATAAACAGCTGACCAATCAACTGAACTATCTTGAGTACGTGTACCTTTGTATTGTGCTTCAGGAAATAGATCCTTACGCCAGGATTTTGAATCAACAGCAAAAACGATTTGATTAACAAAAGGAGTCATTTTTCGAACTTCTGATGCAAAGTCGATTGCAAGTTTTCGAATGAATTGTCCTTTGCTCGCATCATCACCAAGCAGAGCACCGCTTTTAGGTCTTGGTAGAACGAACAATCTACTATGAATGAAATAGTTACCATCAATAAGTAGTGTATGATTTCCGAGCTTCATATATTATTTCTTTAATTTGTTTCTTATGTAAATATAAACAATTTTCTTGACATAAAAAACTGTTTAGTGAATTATTTTTGAATTATTTTACGATCTTACGATCGTTTGTAATTCGTAAAAGCAGCTCAACATTGTAATGATTGGGTCGATAACATTAACTCTTTGAGCTTGATGTCTGGCAACACAGATTGCAATTTGAGGAATATGCTTGATACTGTTAGTCCTTTCAGCTTGTACATATTCAATGAAATCATTTCCTAGAGATTGTAGAATATCATCAACTCTATTTGAATAGTCACTAACTAAAACTTTATAGTTCTTTGCAGGATCTGTTTCATTGAAAATTAATTCAAATGCATCTTTATAAACTGAGTTAAATTTCTTAACATCATCAATTGTGATATTTCCAGTTCCTTGTGTTTTATAACCTTGTAGTTTATTAAGAGTACTTCTTAAGTCTGGGAAGTTACGTTTAACAAATTCAACCAATGCTGGTTTTTCAATTGTCATCTCTTCTTTACCACAGATTTCATAAACTCTCTTAATATACTTCTTAGTTAACTCGGTCTCTTCAGCTTTATCAAAGTCAAAATTGATAACTTCAAAACGAGAAAGAATTGGATCTGGAATCTTATTAACATAATTACAAGTTGCAATAAAACGTGAGTTACTTGCAAATTGTTCCATGGTTGCACGTAATGCTTTAAAGAACTGATCAGATACTCCATCAACCTCATCTAAGATAACTACTTTGAATTTACCTTGGTCATCTAAGATTGACATTGTTGAACAGAAATCCGTAATTCTGGTACGGATAACTTCAACTGAAGTATCAGTCGATGCGTTAATGTAAATGTACGGCAAACCAAATTGATTAACAATTGCTTTTGCTGTAGATGTTTTACCAGTTCCTGGACTTCCAGCTAATAACATATTCTGTGTGATTCCATTTTCAAATTTGGACATTACACGATCTGGTAAGATTAATTCCGATAGATTCTTCGGACGATATTTTTCTGTAAAAAGAGAGTGAACCATAAATTATTTTTTATACACTTTTAGTTTAATTTATATCAAGAATGCTCTTTTAGTTTCAAAAATAAATAAACTATATGGCATTTAGAGTTAAATTTCCTAAGATAGTTCGGACAGGTGGACCCTTTCCATCTAATAAGTATGGTATCATATTAAAGTACCTATCCAGGCTGCAGAGAAGATTCTTGGCAGATCATCCGATTATCAAGGATAGAGCCAAAGACGATCAATTTGTACAAATATTATTAGAACTTACAAACTACTCGGTACAACCATTCAAATATAAAGACCGTATGTATTACGACTGGTCAACAGGATCAATCGTAGAGAAATCAGAACTCTTAGACAATTATAACTCAATCCCTTGGGTTTGTGCCGTCAGTGGTAAGCCAATCACTTGCAGAACAGATGACTTTAGTATAGAAAACTTTATCCATCCAGAATACCATGACATACTAAAGGCTCCAATGGTCGATAGCCGAATTCTTAAATCATCAGTTGAATTCCGTAAATATGTAAAAAAGCTCCTGTTGAATGAACAACAAGAGCTTTTAAAATTGGCTAAAAAGAATTCTAAGGTTAATTAACCTAGTAAAACTCTCATCCTATCAGCAACTGACATACTGAATTTAGATTCATTTAGTTTAATTTGATTATCTAATAAATTGATTTCGGCTTCAATAAGTCTACCTAATTCAGTACCTTCTAATTGCCAAGATTCTTTAGCAGAAACTTTATCAATTAAATCTTGTACTTTTTTAACTTTTTCTTCATCTCCGGATTCTTTAGCTTTTGCTAACATATCTTTAAGACGTTCTAACTTACCATCTTTAGAGTTTTTCTTTTCTCTATCTGCTTTAGTTGCATCGTCTGCTCCATCGGCATCTTTTTTAGCGGCTTTATCAGCTTCAGCTTTATCAGCGGCTGCTTTATCATCTGCTGCTTTTTTATCGGCTTCAGCTTTGTCAGCTTCAGCTTTATCAGCGGCTGCTTTATCATCTGCTGCTTTTTTATCAGCTGCAATTGCATCTTCTTTTGCTTTTGCTGCTGCTTCTTCATCTTCTTTAGCTTTTGCGGCTTTATCAGCTTTAAGTTTTTCAGCTTCTGCTTTTTCTTCTGGAGTAGGCTCAGCTTTATCTTTTAAGTCTTTAACAGCTTCTTGTTCTTCTTTGTATCTTGCTGCTAATTCTCTAGCAGAATCTGCCAAAGATTTTTTCTTAGCTGGATCATCTTCTTGACCTGATGCTCTTTTAACAAGATCCATTTGACCTTTAATTTTTTCAGTACTTAATACTTTTTGTACGTAAGATCCTCTTTCTTTTGCTTTATCGTCAACAGCAGATTGAAGGTCTTTAATTTGAGTATCTAATGTTGCCTTTTTAGTTGTAAGCATATCTTTTTTAGCCTTTTCAGGTGTACCTTCTTTACCACTTAAATTATCTGCAGTAAGTTTAATATCTAATGCATTCATTTTCATTTTATTGACTTTAGCCTGCATTGAACGATATTTAGGAGCAAATAAGAAATCTTTAACTTTGTCCATTGCTGTTTCTGTACCAGCTTCATTAATAACTGAATCACCAATAGATTCTAATTCTTCTTTAACTTGAGTGCCTAATTGAGAAAGATGTGTCATGATAGTATCAATATCGTTCATGATTTCTTCTCTTGAAAAAGAAGGTGTGATTGAATCAACTTCTGGCCCAACAGATCCTGAGGTTTTTGTTTCAACTTCTGTTGTTGTAGTTGCGGTAGGTTCAGGCGTATTAACGGCTTCTAGAACTCTAGTGTACCAACTATTAAATTTTGATTGTTCCATATTCTTTTATGTTTATGTTTGGATATGGTTTATATATTTACTTTTCTTGGTAAAAAAGAAAAGGCTCTCCAATGGAGAGCCTTTTCATATAAATCTAAGTTAGATTTTCAATACAGATTAAACCAAGTTTAACAAGTTAGTGAATCTAGTAGTACCTGAAGCACCTTTGTAGATTTCAAACGTTGCGTATTGAGTTTCTGGGTGGAAACCAGCTTCAACTAGAGCGAATCTAGATTTAACCGCGATTTTAGGAGCCATAGTTCCTTCAGCGATAGTTTGAACTGATTCAGCCATTAAGTAAGGCATGAAAACTAATCCAGGACCATTACCATCTCCTTTACGACCAACTAAAACGGTTTGGTAGTTCCAAGCCCATTTTGGGTTAGTGTAAACTTGAATTCCAGCTACAGAACCTACAGGGTAGATAGCACCAGCAGCTTGAGAAATTGTATTAGCAAAAGGATTTGGTACGAAACCAGCAACAGATTGTAATACAGTAGCAACTTGTGGACCTACAACTGCAAAGTTACCAGCACCACGACGACCACGGTTAGCGATCAAGTTAGCAGCTGCTAAAACACCAGTTAAGATTTTTCTGTGCTCTGAACCTTCAGTTTGACCACCACTAAAAGAAGCAGCAGCAACTAAACGAATATTCAATGAATCAGAAGTGATTTCACCAGCAGCAGTCGCTTTAACGATATTTGCTAATCCTAAAGAACCAACGTTATTGATAATCAAATCGTTGATGTTTTGAGTTAATTCGTTAACTAAAACAGCTTCAACTTGAGCAACAGCGTCAACACCGAATTGTTTTAAATCTTGAACTTGCTCACGAGTTACTGCAGCTGCAACTTGGAAAGTCTTAGCTTCAACAGCTTTAGAGAACAATGAAAGACCCATGATCTTCTCATTAGTTTGTTCTCCAACTCCTCTTGTGAAAGGCTCAGAAATATTAGAAGAGTTTTGTACTCCAGCGAATCCTGGTACGTGATCTTCTAAAGCTTTTACTAATTGTACATCAAGTGTAGCAGCATCAGTATCTGGAGAAAGAACTGCGTTTACAGCTAACAATAAGTCAGCAGCAACGTTAGCAGCAATTGGGTTACCAGCTGCTTTAAAGATTGAATAACCATCGATACGAGATTTACCAACGTAATCGTAAGCAACTGAAGTTGCAACAGCAGGAGAACCTGCAGTAGCCGCAGCTAAATCACTAGTTCCAGCGATTGGAGCAGCTTTGATGTAAGTTGGAGAAGTAGTACCTGCTAACTTACCACCTTCGTAAACGAAGTCTAAGTAAGATAAAAGACCCATTGGACCAGCCATAGGAATTACTGGTACTAAATCAAGACCGATTGTTTGTGCAGCAACTTGCATTGCTAAAGGTAATAAAGTAGGAGCTTTGTCACCAGAACCTTTTGCAGTAGAACCACTATTGTAGAATCCACCAGGTAATGTTACAGCACCCATACCAAAGATGTTACCAGCAGTACCTAAAGCCATCATGTTTGCATCTTCATACAATTTATGATTGTGGCAGTACTCTGACATCCAAGCTAGTTTAGAAGCTTCGTTGATTCCTGTAGCAGATTCGATGATCGGTGCCCAAGTTTCTCTGATTTCAGCTTCATTAATTAAATTTGCCATTTTTGAGAATGTTTTTGTTTTGTTTGTTTGTTTTTAGCGTAATGCTCGACATACTTTAGATTTTTGCTTCTTATCTAATTATCGTCGTTTTATTGTTTTATTATATATTCGCTTCTTTTTTCGAATTTTCTAAATTTTCAAAAAATTACTTTTTGAATTTTTTAGCAAAAGCTTCTTTCATATCAGTTAAATCGTAACCTAATGTGTTTGCTTTTTCTTCGATTTTATTACTTTCGTTAACAACTTCGATTTTTTCCATTACTGGAGTAACCTCTCTAAGGTCTCTTTGTTGCCAGAAGTTTCTTACTTGATATTCAGTTTCTAATTTATGATATTTAGACTGTGCCAAGATTTGACTCTTTTTAGATTCAGATAAACCATTCCAAGTTTCTCTGTATTCTGAAGGCATTGCTTTAAGTACCATTGGTTCTTCAGAACTTCTTGTAGCTAATGCATTGTTCCATAGAGCATAGATTTGAGATTCAGTTAAGAATCCTTTTCCTTCAACTACAGAAACGATTTTGTTTTTATCTTCTTCAGAAAGAGTTTTGAATTCTTCTACTTTAGATTCAGAAATAAATTTAAAGAAGTTAGGCTCAGTAGCTACTTTTACAGTTGCTTTTTCAACCAATGCTTGTAATTTCTCAGTGATAGCTGCTTTATAAGCATCCATTCTGTCTACTTCTTCAGTTACTTCTTTACCAACATCTTCTCCTTTAGTTGCTTTTGCAGCTTCTAAATCTTTATCTAATTCTTTAGAATCATCTTCAGCTCTGTCTTCAGCTTTAGCATATTTCTTACCATCGCCATCAACTACTGCAGTTGTAACATCTTTAGAATCATCTTTAAGTTCTGTAGCTGGAGTACCAGTTAAACCGTCTGCTGCTTCAGTAACTTCTTTACCAACGTTTTCTCCGTCTACTTTAGAATCTTTAAGATCTTTTTCAAGGTCTTTAGCAGTATCTTCAATAGCATCTTCACCAGTTGCTACTTTTTTACCGTCAAATTCTACTTCTGGAGTTTTATCGTCAGACATTTTTTTGATTTTTTCAGCAGGAAGACCAGCTTCTTCACCATCAGCTTCAACAATTAAGTTTTTGTTAACTGATTCAGCAATATACTCTGCGTATTCAGTAACTTTCTCTAAACTTTCTTTTAAGTAAGTTACATACTTTGTCATGTTTTCATGTGTTGCAGCACCATCATTGAATGCTTCAGCTAAGTAATTAGAATATTCTTTTACTTTATTAACTGACTCTCCAATTTTTTCGCTGTATTGGATTGATTGATCCAATGTCTCAGCGATATGATCGCCATGTTGAATTGAATCATCTAATTTTTCTGCTAAGTAATTGTTGTATTCAACAATTGAATTCATTTTCTCAGCAAGGTAACTAGAGTACTCTTTAAGATTCTCAACTTCTTTAGCAAAAGTGTCGTTATTCTTTTCAGTTAGAGACTCTTTTAAACCTTTGATTTCAGTAGCTAAATACTTAGAATACTTATTGAAATCCTCAGTTGATACGAATCTTGATTGTTCCATTTTGTTTTCTTCTATAGTTTGTGTTTGATTGTTTTCTGTATTATTTATCTCATAAATCAAAATGTCACCAGCGTCTTCAAAACCAAAAGACTCATTAACTCTTTTTAATTCAGCATTAGCAAATCCAGGATCTGCAACTAAATCATAAGTAAATAATTGTTTGATTTTAACTTGACCGTTAGATTCAACAGTACCAGCTGCTCTTGAAGAGATATGTAAAGGAACTCCAGCATCAACTAATGCTTTTGCTTGTCTACCAGCATCTGTATCTAATAATCTGATTTTTCCCATTACCTGTTTAGTATCTTTATTATAAGATAATTCTTCGATAATGTGTGAAACATTCTTAAGAGAGATGTCGAAATTTTGTGGGTGGTCTAATTCACCTAATAGTTTAGATGATTGGATTTTTGCCTGAAGCGATTCGATTTGAGGAACATATTCAGCTTCCGTATAAATACGATTGTTTCTGTTCTTTACACCAATTTCTCCAAAGCATCCTTCTAGTACATAAGATCCTGCACCGGATTCATCCTTGTTAAAAGATAGGGTATTCCCAGATCTTTCTAGAATAAGTAATTTACTTTGTGTAGTCATATTTATTGACAGTATGTTTGTTTATATATCTGATTGATTTTTTGAATTTTTTAAAAAATAAATTATAACTCACCTAGGTCTGCTGTCGGATCGCTTGCTCCATCATCAGATTTTTTATCCTCTTTCTCAGTTTCTTCTTTATTTTCTTCTTCTTTAGTCTCATTATAGTATTCTTTCAACTTAGACATATCACCGTCTTTGAATGCAGTTTGACCATATTGTGCAAAGAAATAGTCTTCAAATTCTTTTTCAGTAGCAGATGCTGCAATAGCTCCTAGAATTTCAGCAGCTTTAATAACTTCTCCGCTATCTAAAGACAGATCGTCAACATATACTTTAGAATCTTCAGCTTTTAAAGCTTCAGCTTCAGAAATGAATTGTTCAAATGTTTTAATAGTTTTCATTTATATTGATTTTTATTTTAAAATTACATTCCTCCACCCATCATCGCCATTGGATCTACTTCTGGTTCTTCTGCTTTTTTAGCTTCAGCTCTTGCTTTATAAGCTTTATTAGCATCTTTGTCGTCTGGAGACATTTTTAAATATCTGTCAACCAAGAACTCAAGATCGAAGTAGTGGTCTTCTTCCATTGTTACTGGATTTGTAATCATTAAGTTCTGATTCATATTAGAGATAAAATCAAGACGTTTCTCCATTATCTCCATTTCCTTCAGTTCAGCGAACATGTTTTCTTCATTATATCTTAATGAAATTTGTGTTTTGAAAGCAGGATCATCTGAGAACTCAGGGTACTTAAGACACATTTGAATATAAAGTGGCTTAACAAGAATCTCTTGCCATGAACTTCTTAAACGATTAATAAATTTAGCAAATTTAATCTCGTCGCGAATCATACCATCAGCAGCGAGATTGAAATCTCCACCACCGTCTTCATACATAAATCTATTGTAAGGGATTTTAGAAACTGCTTTTAATTTATCAGTGAAGTATTTTAATGCTTCAGTATCTGATAATTCTGGACCATCTCCACCAAGAGTTTCAATTTCTGGTTGTTCTCCATCTTTAGATGGTAACCAATATTCTTTATTAAATTGTAGCATTGGTTTACCATTAGTTTTCAGCATACCTGAATCCCAATCGAAATCTACAACTTCTTTATAGTTATTCATTAATTGTGCTAACGATTGTTTAGCACGTGTTTTAGATTTACCTCCAACTGGTATAATGAATTTCATTCTATAAGAAGCATTGGTAACAGCCCAAATAACGCGTGTGTGTTCCATAACTCTCATTAAGTTAAACGATCTAATTAAACGTTCAACATAAGAAATTCTTGATGCAGTTGTGATAGAAGAGTAAGAAATATAAATGATTTGAGAATCATATAACTTTCTCTCTTTAATTGGATCATCTTTAAACTGGATCCAAACTTTTTTACCGTCTTCTTTATTATAACCAGGTACTAGAGTAACTGGATCAATTTCTTTAAAACCGATGATTTCCGTCATTTCTGGATTGTAGATAATCTCAAATGATAGATAACCATCAACTAACCATTTACGGAAATAGAACCAAGCTGATTGATCGGCTGCAAAACCAAAATATTGATAGATGTTTCTATATGCTTTATTAAGATAACTATTAACCTCTTCAGAAACTTCCATACCGATAATATCGGGATTGGCGATAAAATTCTTCTCATCGTATACAATAGCTTCATCACAAAGAATATCAAGAATGTCTTCAATCTCGTCATGCATTGAGAAGCCTCTTAACTCTTCTCTCTTTGTTTTATAATTCATGTCGAAGAACGGAATGTTCTTACGCATGTTTGTATCAGCCATTGATAGAGCAGCAAATGCTCCATAAATATCATCATTGTCTGAACCCATCATGTTCATTTGGCCGTAACCAAACTGATCTTCCATAGGTCCAATCGCTTGAGATTGTCTAAGTACTAAATCATCGTAGTACATACCAAACGACGATAACCTTTTCAATCCATCACTTAGATTGAAAGGTCTCTTGGAACTAAAAGGTCCGTTTTTATTTACAAATCCCGCCATGTAGCTTTAGTTTTTTATTGTTTTATATATTAAGATTTTTATTGTCATTCTTTCCAGTGTTATCCTTAGGTGGCTTTATCACTTTCGGCTTATTGTTTTTATCAATATTATATTGTTTAAACTCATTCCGGATTTGAGTAACTGTGGCATTATGTATTTTTGCAAATTCACATATTGCTATTTTCGGCCAACTTTCATAACTTACAACTGCCTGATTTTTCTTTAAATTAGGTAAATATCTTCTAATTGCAAATCCAAATCCATAACGATCTAAAAACATTTTAGCATTTTCATATTTAAGATCGAGTAAAGGACTTTGTTTCCTAGCATCATTTGCTCTAGCACCTTTTTCATTTGCTTTAATCTTACCTTGTAGTCTAGTATAAATAGCATCTAACATTTCCTGTCTAAATTTTGCGGGAAGTAGATTTAAATTGATACCAATATCAGTATGGTCATGTGTGTCTAGCGCTAAGACAACAGGTGCTTTATCAAACCATTTCATTCTCTCTTCGGTAATTGGATGTTCATATTTAAAAACATAAATTTTACCGGGTTCAAATCTTTTTCTGGTAGGTTTGGCTTCCATTGCTTCTCTAGCATCTAATGAAGTTTTAAACCAATTAGTTGCCACACTCTTAGCTTTGGCATATCCGCCATTGTCTTTGAACATTTCTTTTATTTGGTCTTTAATGTAACCCATTAATTGTCTTTTCTGTTAAGATTTGAAAATTCCAATTTCGATTGGAACAGTATGATTTGGCTGCTATATATTTATCCAAATTTTTAGTGTACTGCTCGACCATGTACTTATAACTATTAAGTGACTTAGCCGAATTTTTCTTTGGGGGAAGTGGTTTTTTAAGCTGGTCTTCTGGCTTAATTTCTATAAGAATGTCTTTGGTTTTACCATCATCTTGTAAAACTCTAATAAAAAAGTCTGGATTGTATTTATGTTCTCTACCATCCAGTCTCCAAAAATATTTAATTTCAACAGGTTCGCTTGACCAATAAATAACCTTTTCATTTCGATCGCACCAAATCATGAATTTCCGCTCCCAAGAGGAACGGAAAATTACTGGTGATTGTCCAACATATTTACTTTGATTTTCGGGCTGATAATATCCTTGAACAAATCCTGAATTCTTACTTGGTTTGACTTTCTTTATTGACATTAGATACTATATATTCCTCCGCCACCTTCTCCGTCGCTATCACCATTACTGGTTCGGTCTAATGAGATGGTACCTTTGTACTTTAAAGGATGTAGTTTATTCCATCCTTTTGCATATCCTCTTTTAGCAATTTCTGTAAAATATGCAAATGCATTTGTGTATTGGGGATTAAAGTTTCTCCAATATTTTAATAAATCTAGTATGGCAAATTGTAGACAATCCTGTCTATCATCATCGTTAACAAATCTTAATTTATTTAAAGCTTTTTCTGCTAATAGAATTAACATTTTTTCTGCATCTCTAGTTAATTTGTCTTGTTCTTTTGATTCAACTATTGCTGCATAAAAGTCTCTATTATTTAGATAGTTTTTATTTGCTCTTGGTTTTCTTTCAGCCACGATATTTCGTTATTTTTAGGTATTATATAGCCGATAATAGATTTGTTTATTAACTCAAAAAAGGGGACGCTTTGCGACCCCTTTTAGAATGTGTTATGTATAAAAATCTTAAGCGTTTAACTCAGCAATTTTAGCTTCCCAACCTTTAATCTCTTCATTGATTAATTTATCAGCAGCTTTAATCTCTGGATTCTTTTTATCAGCATTTGCCAATAATTCTCTTTGCTCTTTTAAGAATACGATTGTAGATTCGTAAGCCATAATAGTTTTTGCTTTTTCTGCAATTTCTACAGCTTCAACCTCTAAGAATTCTACTAAGAAAGCTGATGCATCTTGGCCAGTTTGTTCTTTAACATACTCTAATGCAGAAGTTGCATTTTCAGCTTTAAAGAATTTAGCAATTCTATTTTCAGAATTAAATCTTGAAACGTAGATATTGTTTTCAACTTTCATTAAATCTACTGTATTGTCTTTTTCTTCAAAACAAGATACGAAATCTAATTGAATAAAAGAATCTAGCATTGATGGTAAACTTTCAAATAATTCAGCAGTAATTTTGTGCTCATATTTAACAGCTCCGGCTGCAACAACATGATTAACAAATGATTCAGCTAAAATTTCTGAGTTACCCCAAGTAAATTTACCTTCGGCAATATTGTAGTTAAATCTTGCGGCACCGTAATACCATTTAACGTTCTCATTAGTGAATGTGAACGATTGAATAGCTCTGATTTTGTTGCCAAATTCAGGCGTAATTTGGTTATGTTCTAATTCTTTTATTTCAGAACCAACCATCTCAAATACGCGTCCATTCAAATAGAATTGAACTCCGTTTTCGGTTTGATTAATTGGAGACAGAATGTTTTTAGTCATTTTTTACTCTGGTTTTTTTCTTTTATTATATATCTAGTTCTATATATCGTTCTGATCGATAATATTAACGTCATCTTGCATAAAGCCTCTTTTAAATTCGGCTTGATTTTGTTCAGTAACAGTTGATCTGATTTCAAACATTCGGTTACCAATATGCATCTCAGTATTTCCTTGAGATTTCTTTCTCTTACCTGTAACACCATTCGGTCTATTTATAGAACCATCTGAGTCAAGTCCTAAAACATCTGTTAAATCATATCCATCTCCTAAATCAAAGGCTGGTAAGAACGAGTTCACTTCTAAAGTTAATGCAATTTTATATTTACCTTTACTTTCAAAAGTATATTCTATTGGTCTTTCTGGGCTATAATCATCTGGCATAGCATAGTACGCTGCTATTTTATAAGTACCCTCATTAAGATGCCCAACTTCAGTGTAATAGTAATTAGACTTGTACATCTTTTTGATTAACATCTCTGTAATCTTTAATGCATCTAGCTGAGAAGATACTAAAATTTCAACTGCAAAAGACATTGTAATCGGAATCATTTCAAATTCTGCAGTATATCCTTGCATTGAACCATTCTCATCTAAACGAGTATATGCTCCTCTATTTCGACGATTAACTAATTTAGCCGAATCGATTTGAATTGATTCTAAATTAGCAACTCCTCTAGGAATTATTTCATAATTACCATCTGCATAAGCTTTATTTGGTACGCAATCCGGACCAACTGCTGTAGTAAATAGGAAATTGTCCCTTAGGAAATCATCATCTCCTGTTACCGAGTAATAAAAAGGAACATCAATTACTGCTCTTTTATTCTCTTCTAATTGACGATAAAAATAAACTTTGTTATTTAAATCAGCTAAGAATCCGATAATAAGATGTCGGATAACTGAATCGTCTGAATTGTATTTTACGTTATATGATGCCATACTCTATATATTATTCGATGGACTCAATATCAAATCTTGAGAACCCGTTTTCTTTATATATGTGTATTTTTTTATCAAACATTTCGTGAGGTAGGACAGTGTGATTAATCACAAAAGTATTAATCTTACTCTCTTTAATAACCTGGCTTAAGATTTTTAAGATATTGTATATACCATCTTGGTCAACAGAACTTAATAACTCATCTAAAAATAACAAGTTTAATTGAGGGAATCTTAATTTAAGAATCTTGATAATTGCAATAATTACGATAAAATCTGCCTTCTTTCTCTCTCCAGTCGAAAGAGTCATTGGATTAATATTCTCTCCTAAGTGATTAATAATACAATCAAACTTCTCATCAAAACGAATATGGAATGGTAAGTGCATAGTTGCTGCCATGGCAGCAATATTTGCATTTAAACCTGGTAGAATTGTTTTGATTGCCAAGTTTTTAACACCATCTTCTCCTAATACCGATTCGATTGCTTCTAAGAAATTGTAATCAGAATTTAATGCTGCTTTTTGATTATCTTTTTCTGCTTCTTTATTTTCAAAATCTTGAATGATTTGTTTTAAATGGTCGAATTCTTTATTATCACTAAGGCTACTTTTAATTTTAAGTAACTCTGATTTAAGAGATTCAATTGAAACATTCATACCAGAAACTCGATCTAAAACTTGACGTTCTTTGGCTCTTAAACCTGTAATCTCTTCACCAATATCTCTAACCTCATCTTCATGAATCTTCATTTGATCTGGAATACCAGTACATTTATGTTCAATTTCATTCTTTCTTTCAATATGAAATTCAGTTGATAGAGGAGCTTCACATGTTGGACATGCATTCTTTTCGTACAACTTTAATTTTCTTTGAAGTTCTTCATATTCATATTTTAATTTTGAGTATGAAGATTTTGATGTATCTAGATCAGTTACTTTAGTACCAATAGATTTCTTAATTTTACCAATAGCCTCTTCAAGTTTCTTTTTATCATCATTCATACTAATTAATGATGCTTTCAACTCTTCGATTTTATCTTTACTTTTTTGGTCAGATTCCTCTAAAAGTTGATTTAATTTAATTTGAACTGAGATAACATTCTCGCTGATTTGTTTTAGCTCTCTTTCAAAAGCATCTAAATCGCTCTTGATATTCTTTCTCTCTTCTTTAATGGCTTTTTGCATATCATTTAAGATAGAGAATCCAAACATCTTATCGATGATCTGTTTCTTATCACCTGGTGTCATTGTTAAAAATGATTTAAAATCATTCACAGACAATATTATAATGTTCTTAAACACATGGTAGGGTATGCCGTATACTTCCTCTTCTAAGTAATCTTGTACCGATCTTTTACCGGCTTTATCATACTCAACTCCATTAAGAGAAACAGTAAATATTGCAGGTGCTAGACCGCGTTCGATAATTACTTCGATATTTTTACATTGAATAACAATTCGAACCCATAGATTCTTATTAATTCTATTTGGTAAGTCAGCTAATTTAATACCTTCTAATTTACCATACAATGCGTATATAATGGCATTAGCGACAGTAGTTTTACCGTCGCCATTTTTACCAGTTGTTAAGTATAATTCAGAAGAATCTTCGGGTAAGGTTAGTTTTTGTACTTTATTACCGTAACTTGCGAAGTTCTTGAATTCAATTGATTTTATTTTCATTGTTCGATATCGTAGTTATATGCACATTGGTCATGTAATTGTTTTAGTCTACTTTTAATCTGTTGTTTCATTTCGTCGTCATGACTTAATCCATCAACATATAAATTACATAAGTGCAGAATATTATAATTTTTGTACAAGTCCTCAATTTCATCTAGATCGTAGAAATCTTTATCTAAGAAGTTTTCTTCGTCATAAATATTCGGTTCAATCTTTCGACTAATTTTTTGGATCTTATTAATCAATTTAGAAAGAGCATTTGAGGATGCAATTTTAGCTGGAACATAAAGATCCACAAAATTGTTTTCGATTTCTTTCTTAAAGTCTCCTAATGGAGTATTATAAAGATTTGCTAAATTGTATTTAACAAACTTTGGTGAGGTTTGATTTTCAAAGAATGTTTCGTTCATTGTTGCTAAATCAACCAAGTCAAATCCTTTAGGATTATTTGAATCTGATCGAGTTAACTGGTATGGAGTACCTACCATTCTTAATTTACCCTTCTTTTGTCGGTAATGAATATGACCAGAATAGACTGCAGTATAACCGTTATAGGTTTCAATTGAATTACCATGTTGATTATTAACCTTAGCGTTTAGTTTAATTCCTGTAACTTCAGAGTGACAGAACACTATGTCTATTTTAGAATACTTAGCTAGAGTTTCAGCTTCATGATTTGCATCTCTTCTCCATGGCATCAATAGAATATTCTTTCCACCCCAATTAAATGTTTTACATTTCTTATAAATACCAACATTTGGGATCCATTTAAGAGTATCAATTGAAGTAACATCATTTGACTTCTTAGCCCAAATATCATGATTTCCGCAGATAACATGAGTTGGCATAATTTTACCAAGACGCTCAAATAAATCTACAGCATAGTGTAATACTTTTAAATTGATGCTTTGTCTATTGTCAAACACATCACCAACTTGTACTAGAACATCTCCTTCTTGATAATTTGCTTTCAATGTTGGAACAAAAACTTTATCGTAATATTCTTGTTGTATTTCTAGCCATTCTACAGAATTTGCTCTGACTCCTAAGTGCATATCACCAAGAATCCAAATTCTTTTAACGGGTTGTTTTAGTGTTTTTTCGTCGATCATTAGAACAAACGGTTTATCTTTTTTCTTTTTAAAATATTAGTTCGTATATCAAGTTCTTGGATTAGGTCTTCTTTGAATTTATTTCCAAGTGATGAATAGAACTTAGTAGGATGGACATTAAAGTATTCGCAAGTTTCGCTAAACAATTCAATTAATGAATACTTTCTAACTAGTTCACCAACTATAAATTCATAGACTTCGTTAATATCAATCTTTTTTAGTTTCTTAGTATCATGCATATCATCTAAGTCGTTGAAATGCTTGAATCTTGAACCTAAAATAGCAGAATGAATATCTCTACGTATCATTTCCAACTCTATCTTCTCATCTTCCGATCTGTCATCAGAATACTGTTTTGAAACTTCGAATGAAATCGAACCATTGAGTTCGAACTCAGAACTTTCAAAAGTATTATTGAATATTTTATCTACTTTTTGCGTCATATTGAGTGTATGTTTGAGTTTGTTGTTTCATCGGTTTCAGTTAAACGCATATAAGTATAATTGATGTTTAATTTACACTTCATACCTTTTCCTTCTCCATCGCGAATTTTTAATACTTTAAGCCAGTATTCGTAACTTGCTCTCATTAAATCATCTTGAATAATACCTAACATAACATCGGCGGTATGAGAAAGACCAGCAGATTCTGATACATCTCCCATTCCAATGTCAGTAGAATTATAACCGCTTCTTGTAATCTGTGTTGCTGTAACAATCAACCAATTATTTCTAACTCCCATTGCTCTTAAATCTTCAGCAATTTGCTTAATCTTTAAGTAAGTATTTTCAGAGTTTGGATTTCTATAATTAGATAAAATGTTAATGTAGTCAATTACAACAGCACCTAATTTAATTTTACGTTCTTCTTCGATTTGTTTTAAATAAGCTTCGATATCTGGAACGGTTGCTTGTGATGTAGGAAACTGCTTAACAAATAATTGTCCGGGAGGGGTTAATCCGTCACCAACTCCTTCTAATCTTCTACGAATATAATCAGTTGCTTTTGATTTTTCATCATATTCAGCCATTGGAATTGTTAATAAATTCGAACCAATTCTTCGCATGAATTTATAAGCTGCCATCTCCGCAGTAATTACTGCTGTATTTGTACCCATTTTAACAAAATGAGCGGCGTCATTTGCTAAGAAAATAGATTTACCAATGTTCTGTTCTCCGACATAAACTGTTAAAGTACCAGATTTATCATAACCACCACCAAGAATTCTATCTAAGAAAACATAAGGTGTTGGGAACTTAGAAGACTCATTATATTGGTGATGTTCTGGATTAAAGAAATCTAATCCAATATCAGAATTAAATACTAATGAGTTTCTATCATTGATTAATGTTTTAACTTTAGAAATGATTTGATCTGCATTTTCTGGAGTAACATTTGTAGATTTAATGTATTCAATCGTATCAACTAGGGTTGTATCGAAGTTTCTCCATTTAATCCATGCTTCTGCCGTAGATGTTAACCACTCTTCGTCATATTGTTTTAAATCAGAATCATAAATCATATCGACCATATCTGGATCGATTTTCTTTGTAATCTTCTGAGTTAATAATTTCATTTGCTCAGCACTTGGAGCTTCATGAAATCTTCCATAAAATTTAGTTGCAAGATAATGTAAGCTATCTATATCTTCCGAAGTATAGAATCCTTTTTTAATTGCTTCTAGATACTTTGGCTTCGATAACGATAGCTTAAAGAATATTTTTTCAAAATCTTGTCCGAAATTCATATGAATGGGTTTATAAGTATTGTATAAGACTCTTTGCCTTCTGTTTCACAAGTACAATCAATAAGTCCTAACTCGATTGCATGTTTCAATCCTCGTTCAGATTGTTCTTCTCTACCTTTTGCATGATAATTTATCAATGCTGCCTTGGTAAAAGATGAACCGTGGCGATCAGGATTTCTGATCGCTCGGTTTATAAAGGCGTAGACAATGTCAAAGGCATCTGGGAAATCTGGAAATTCTTGTTCAATTCCTAAGATATATTTGATTGGCAACTTGTCTTCCTCTATTTTGTAGACATTTGGTTGCTGCATATTAATCTTCGTCTGAGTCGATAACATCATCAATGTCGAATCCTAAGTCTTCGCCTGCTGTGTTATAATTAAATAATGGTTGTATATGTTTCTCGATTTTTTGAAGAACTTCAGTGTTAAAGACTTTATCAGTAAAGAAATCTTTGTTTGGTACTACTTCATCTAAATGCTGACATATCCAAGTTTTAGCAGTATCTTTTTTGATTTTCTCTTTTGTCTTAGGATCGATAATTCCTCTAGTTACTCCACAAATATCCCAAGTTGCATATTGCTCTAATCCAACATAACGATTCATTCCCTTAGTAAAATCTAAATGAAATTTAATTGCAGTTGGTTTGGCAAAACGATTCTTAGCAGGTTTTGCAGTTACAATAATACCAACTTTTTCTGCTCCATCTTTTAATTGTGCTTTGTTTAACATCAACACAATAGATGCTGCATATTCAGGTCCAGTTCCACCACCTGCAATTTGTTGAGGTATGAATGACTGAGACTGGTAAGTGTGGTTTGTAAATAGGAAAGGAATCTTTAAATCAGCCATTGGAGTCATGATAATTCTAAAGATTGATTTTAGTACTTTAGAACGAGTCATATCTGCTTTATCAGATCCTGATGCTGCATCTTCGATTTCTTTTTGAGTTGCTAAGTTACCAGCAGAATCTAATACCATCATTATTTTTGGAATAGATGCTCCGCCTCTTTTAGCTTCTTGCATTTTCTTAGTGATTGATGTTACTGAAGTTCTAAACTCCTGTACAGTATTCACTGGTTGGTAACTGACTTTAGTTGTATCAATACCAAATTTTTTCATTAGGTCTTTATCAACTGCTGCTTCAGAGTCATAATAGATGACGCTGTAACCCATGTTGATTGCTTCTCGAACAGTATTTAACATTAGGAATGTTTTACCAGTTCCTGAAGGTCCTGCTACTGAACAAGATCGGTTGTTCGGCCATCCACCAAAAAGACTACCAGAAACACATGCATTTAAATGGTAGTTTCCTGTATCTAACCATTCAGTTACTTCAGAGAAATCTGAAGTTTCCATAATGGATCCTAGTGGGTTTAATTCTGCTAATTCAGCGTTGATGTCATCGAACGTGAATGATGTTACTTTTTTAGCCATTGTTTTCTATATTTTTAAAAAGGTCTGCTTCTTTTACTCGAAGTTCGTTAATTTGATTAATTGAATCAGTAAGTTCTTGTTTCAACATTTCGATTCTTATTTTTAAAGAACCAACTTTACCGTAAATTTCACGGTATTTTTCAATAACTTCTAGTTGTTCCGGGGTTAGTTGTGATGTATCAATCATATTAAAATAATGAAGTTGAGTAAATTAAGTTTCTGTTTAGAGTTTGTAATCCGATCGATTCTAATAAACGATTCAATGGATCAATCATACTCTTTTCAAATTGTACTTCATAATCAATTGGTGGTGCTATTTCGTATGGATGGTCTCCAGGAAAATATGCGAACATTTCGCAAGTTTTGTGGTTACAATGATACAATCTTAGCTTTTCACCATTACCGATTAATTTGTACTTGTTCTTGTACTTTGGATTGTTGTTTAATAGATAATTGTAGAATCCTGCTGCTTTCACGTTAGGTGGACATTTAGAACCATATTGGAATTCGATATGGTCATCAACAATATATTTTTCAATATTATTTGTTCTCTTATTGAATGTAATATCATCAATATTTGCCATCTTAAATTCTTTCTTAGTTTTCTTAAGAAATGTGACCATCTTACCAAGAGTTTCGGCATTTGGTTTTTCAGTAAACAAGATTTGAATTGCTTCAGTTAATTTCTTACGAACAAAAGTAGGAGTTGAAGATTGAATTGAATCAAATCCAATAACTTTTACTTTCTTAAGTGAAGGGTATCTTTCATGTTCTTTTAACTTGTCTTCCCATGCAATATCTTGAATGTACTTCTTTTTAGCCATCCAAATTCCAGCATATGCAATCGATTCTAGTTCAAATTGTAAGAAGCTTTCTGTATTTCTATTTTCAGCATACTTATCTAATGACTTTGAAATATATTCTTTAATTCTAAGATTGTATATTGCTAAAATAAAAGTTGCAATATCCATCTTTTCGCCAAGCCATTCAATAGAATCATACATCTCTTCAAACTGAACATAGTTCGAATCTGTATCAATGTAAATTACTGCTTCTTTGTAAATGTTGTTCTTGACTCTAATATTTAGTTTCTGATGAACATCTTTATCTTTAATAAAGAATTCTTGGAAATACTTATTTAGAATTTTTGCAGAATAAAGGATTGCATTTTGTCCTTGTAGTGTAATGGATTCAGCAATATCGATATTGAAAAAATGGAACCACTGGTTCCCAAAGGCTCCATAAATAGAGTTTAATGTTACTTTAACGGCTTGTTCATAAGCTGTAAACTTGGCAGACTCATTCTTAAAATGAGTCGCCAAGATTTCAAGCTCGTTTCTGGTAAGTTGCTCTTCAGGTTTATTTAGTAGTTCTTCGATTGTCATTAATCAGCGGATTGGCAAGTTGCAATAGTTAATAAAGTAGCAGATTCAGTAGAACGTAATACTACGCGGTTACCGAATACGTAAGCTTTGTAGTCTTCTTTGTCAAGTAAACTCAAATACTTTTTATAAACTGTTACATTTGCTTTATCACCTTCAAATTCAGTACTTACTAATTTGCTGTATGATTTACCACTAATTTTAACACCATCATCAGATGATGAGATACTAAATGTTTCATCTTTATCTAAGTTGAATAAAGATTTGATTTTTCCAGTTTCAACATTACTTAATTCGAATACGAAATCAGATCCTTCAGTATTGAAGATTCCTTGTAATTGAGATTCTGTTAAATCTTTGTAACCTAAAGAAGGTTCTGAACAAGATAATGTGATTTCCAAATCATCATTAAAGATTTTGAAACTTGTTGCTACACAATCTTCATCATTTTCAATGAATTCAATTTCGCCATGGATACCTTGGTAATCGAATTGTTTGAATGCTTCGATTAATTTAGCTGCATCAAAGAATGCAACTTTTAATTCTTTTTCAGGTGTTTCGCCTGATGTTACGAAAATCTCTCCTAGTGGAAGAGCGTTGTGCTTCACAGCATCTCGCTGTGGCAAGTAAGCTGAAGAAACTACTTGATCGCCTTTAATCTTAAAATAGATAAAAGAGTCAATAAGTTTCAATCGGTTTACGAAACCAATAAAATTGTTTTGGTCTACTTTGTCAATGTGTAATTTCATGAATAAACTTTTTTTAGAAACGTTTGATATGATACTTATATGGAGTAATCAGTATTTGTTTCATAAAAAAGGGCAGAGATAGTAGCGAACGTTTCTCTGCCCAACCCGTTAACTATAACGGTCCTAAAATGTGTCTATATAAATATAGACACCGGAATTTTATCCATCGCAACTCAAGCAATCAGGATCCATTGCTCTTTGTGCTATATCTCCTCTAAGTACTGATTCAGTTCTCATATAATAAAGTGTTTTGATTCCTTGATTATAAGCTTCTAAATGCACTTGATTGATAAATTTAGGTTCGGCCTCATTTGGAAATGCTAAGTTTAATGAAACTGCTTGGTCAACATATTGTTGACGAAGTCCTGCTTGTTTAACTAATTCCATTTGATTAATTTCTTTAAATGTTCTATAAGCATCTTTCATTGGAATAAATTCTGATTTTTCCATATCAGTCATTTCGGCCAATTTGTCGATATGAACAGGTCGTCCTGCTTTCTCTTCTAATTTCTCTCCAATTTTTACAAAGTATTCATCCATCCAATCTAAACCTTGGACTGAACCACCATCGGCTAGAATCTGATCCCATGTATCTTTGTTATTTTTCTTAACAAATGATAGAGCTTTTTCCAATGTTGGATTCTTTCTAATAAAAGTACCTTTTGCTGTTTGTTCAGTAAATACGTTTGCTGCCCAAGGTTCAATACCTGCAGAAACATTGCCAGACAATTTAGAGTTAGAAACTGTAGGGGCAATTGCACGTAAATGTGAATTTCTCATTCCAGTTCCAACACACCAAAGTGGTTCTCCATATTCTGTCGCCATATCTCTACTTGCTCTTTCAGATTCAATTTTGATTTGACTAAAAATCTTTCTAGTTTCAAATTGAGCCATTAGAGAATCAAATGGAATATTACGATCTTGTAAATATGTGTGCCATCCTAAAACTCCAAGTCCTAATGCTCTACCTTTTTCGGCAGAACGAACTGAGTTTTCAAATCCTCTCATGTATTTTGCACGACTAATAAATTCAGAAAGAACTCCATCTAAAAATTGAGTTGATGTATATACTAAATCTGTATTTTTCCACTCGTCATATTTAGCCAAGTTCAATGAACTTAAACAACAAACAAATGAGTGATTCTCATCAGTGTGTAAAGTAATCTCTGAACAAATATTGGTCATATAAACTTTTAAACCATTTTGTTTGTATGCTTCAGGATTTGCTCGGTTAACATTTCCCTTGTACATTATATAAGGCTCTCCAGTTGATTTTCTTTTTCTAAGAACTGCAGCCCATCTTTTTCTTGCTTCTTTATCTCCAGCTTCTAATTTAGACATGAAACTATCTGAAACAACAACACACATGTGCATATTTAAAGATTGACGATTAACATCTCCTTTAGGTTCTCTAATTTCTAACCATTCCCAAAAATCACCATGTTCAATATCAATATTTACTGATGCTGCTCCTCTTCTAACGGACCCTTGATTGGTTGCCAAAACTGAACTGTCGTAAATTTTAATGAAAGGAACTACACCATCTGATGTACCATTTTGAGAAATATTTGTACCTGCTGGACGAATTTGATTTACACCAATTCCAACTCCACCGCCGTGTTTTGCAAGTAACATCATTTCTAAATTTTTACCACCAATATCAGCAATAGAATCTGCAACGTCAATACCAAAACAAGAAATTGGTAATCCTCTTTCAGTACCTGTATTTGATAAAACTGGCGTAGCCAAGTTTAACCAACCTTTCCAAATATAATCGAAGAATTTGCTTGCCAATTCAGGCTTTCCTAATCTTTTTGCAATGCTTGTTGAAACTCTCCAATAAGCATCTTTAGGTGTTTCACCTTTTAACAAATATCCTTTTGATATTGTTTTAACATAAATTTCTGTATTACCCCAAACTGGGAAATCTACTCCTAGTTCCCAGCCTTGTTGTTCTCCGTAATTAATTTGATCCATCTAAAAATTTTAATTTGTATTGTTTATTTATTCTTATGAAAACATGTCGTCCTCGTCCCAATTCTCATCTTCTCCTGCTTTTGAGTAGTCAGTTGGTCGAATTGCAAAGAAATCAGTGTGTGTATGTCCACCAGTTAAATGATAGAACCAGTCTAATTGACTAGCCATCGCTTCGCTATAATGGAAAATGCTTTCATATCCTAATTCGTTTAATTTCTCATTTGCTCTTTTCTTAATAAATTCTTTAAGGTCATTTGCTTGCATGTTTTCAAGGTCTCCCATTTCAAACATTTTATCAATGAATTGGAATTCCATTTCAACCATAAGTTTTGCAGCTTCTTCAACTTGAGATTGAACTGCTTCTTTTAATTCAGGATATTCTTCACACATGTGACGGAAAAGTTGACAACCCATTTTAGAGTGTAAAGATTCATCTCTAACAGACCATTTCATTTGCTGACCAATACCTTTAAGTAGGTTACGCATCTGGAATGAATATAAAACAGCAAATGATGAATATAGTGAAACTCCTTCAGCAAACGCAGAGAAGATCGCAAGTGATCGGGCAACGTCCTTTCTAGCATCTGAATTATGTTGCAAATCTAAATGAGTGTAATCATTATTAGTTTCAACTAGGAATTCAAATTTCTGAGAAGTTGCAGGTTCTTTAAGAAATGCTGCAAAATCTTCTAGACCTAATGTCTCATTTAAATACGAATATGCAACAGCATGTACTGTTTCGTTTGCACCAAAAGCCATCGCCATTTGTCTAATTTCGTGCTTTGGGAACCATTTAGTTACCATATTAGTCCAGTAATCTGAAACTGCACATTCGGTTTGAGCAAATCCTAATAATATATTTCCAACAAGATTCTTTTCAGAAGGAGTTAAATGCTCATTCCAATCTTTAAGATCGCCTTGCATTGAAATTTCAGTATGTAGCCAATGCGCTTGCATAACTGGAAGCCATCCTTCAGTATAGTACATTGGATATTCAAAGGGTTTGTACTCTACGCGTTCAACAAATAATGATGATTTTGAATTTTCCATTTTTTTAATTTTTTTTACTTTTTGTATAGACTAGAATGGCCTAGAGTTTTAAGTTCCAGGCCAATGTATTGGGATTTCTTTATATATTAAAGACAACCCAGCAGACATAGTCCGGAAGTTAATCTTTTTTCTTTTCTAATAACTTTTTGTAGTGTTCCGCTTTTGTATATAGATCGTAAGATGTAGACTTATATTGCTTTCTTTTTGAATACAAATCTGTAAGAATCATTTTTAACATTGAATCTTCATTACGATAAACAACTCCATTTTCGCAAACAATAACATTTTTATCTGCTCTACGTTCTTCAATTTTTGAAAGTGGAACCTTTTCAACAAATGCATCTGGAGAGATATTGAATTGACGCATGATAGATGGATATAGAGATGCAAAGTCAAATGCACTTACACCGTGATAGAAACCAACTTTAGGTTCTTTTACAAATGCACCAGCATATTGTGTATCTTTTTTACCATCAGATCTTTGTTCAGTTCCAATTCTAAAACCAGATTCTGCCATTTTACGGGCAATTAATGCTTCAGTTACGGCAACAGGGGATGCTGCTTTATAAAGAGGCATTTGTGTAATATTTGCAAGTGTTAGAAGTACATCCATTGATTTTAGTTTCTGATCAATATAATATACTAACACACTATCGACTACGTTATAATAAACATATTTTTTAAAATCATCGCGATAAAGGTCTTGTAAACCTCCATTGTATTTGATTTTACCGAAACCTAGAACTTGACCTGCAACATATTCAAGAGCATTTGATTCTTTAACTTTTACAGATTTATCATATTTGTCATATAATTGCATGTAATCAAGAATACCCATGTGAAGAGGTCTTGAATCTGTAGAATCTACTGCTTTTGTTAGTGCTGAATCTGCAATATCAATTTGTAATCTTTTACAACGATTAACAATATATTGCCAGTCATAGTTGATAAAGTTCCAACCTGACATCATTGGGAATTTAGGCATGAATTTATACAAGAACGTATAAACCATATCATACTCAGATTTAAACTTAATGTATTGAAAAGTCCAATCAGAATCTAATTGTTTGAAATACTCATTAGTATCTTTTTCAATTTGACTAATTTGTTCTGGTGAAAGGTCTTCTAATCCAAGAACAATTGTCTTTTTATTTGGAGTAATAATTGAGAACGTTAAGATTCTAGATTTAGCTTCTTCAGCTTTAGGGAATCCATCTACTATTTCAGTTTCAATATCGACAAAATAAGTCTTTGGCATATTGTATGCATAAATCTCTTCTTTGTCCTTTGCAGGAAGATTATCCATAAAATATACCAAAGAAAACTTATTAAATTGTCTAGAAGCTCCTAATTTAACAGGACGATTATCCCAATTTTTAAATTGAGTACTTGCTTCACGATCTTTAGCATCACAAACAAACCAGTTTTGGTATTGGTTGATTGGGTATCTTTTAAAAGCTACTTCTCCTTCTTTATTATAAAAGGAAACCATAACCTCTTTGTCTCTTTGTTCGATGTCTAATAACATTAATATCCTCGTTTTTGGCGTTGCTTATTCTCTTCTGCTTTTGCAAAGTAGTAATTGTATGCTGTTTTGGCGTCTAGTCCAATTGAAGCAGCATAATTTATAAAGAAGTGTAGAATATCTACCCATTCCATATAAAGTTCTTTGCGATCATTTTCTGAAAGATCGGAAATTTTCAAGTTCTCATATTTAGTATGAGCTGTTTTCCAATATTTCCAAACTGCATTACCATCTCCATCTTTAATACCACCTAATGCATCAGTCATTTCATGAATCTCATCAACTACTGCGTGAGTATTAACATGCCAGAAATTCATAATGTCTCTGATTGACATATTGTCAAAATCAAATCCATAAGTTTTTTCTTGCATTTCTTTTTGGTGATTCATTATATCTGCCAAATGTGTGGTAGATTTATCATAGAAGTCATTTACTTCTAAATCTTTACATTCATTATCAATATTTGCCATATACTATTTTATAGTTTTATTTGTTATTGTTTACTAAATTTGATGTAATCCTGAATATAATTTCTAATTCTGTCAGATCCAACAGGATTCATTGAATGTACTTCAAAACATGGAAAGTCTAATTTATTGTCGATACAATAATCAACTAACCATTTAGCACAGTCTAAACCTGTTTTTTCTTCAAATTCAGTTGGATAGTCAGCAACATCTCCACACATTGCTGGACTATAATGCTCATCTGCTAAATCATGATCGAATGATACCATTTCAGGAAGACCATTTAAAGTAATCCATTTTGTAAATTCATCGTAATTTTTAACAATTGACCATTCTTGTTGAGTATACATTGCAGCATGCGTACCTATTCGGTATGGCATGTAACTCATACAGTCATGAGGATTCCTGAAGTCGTCTAAAAATAAATGAGTTGCTTTCATAATAGTTATATTAGAAAAGCGAGTTTTGTTCAAAATTATTATTAAAAAAGTATTCCATAACCGAATCATCAGTTCTTGCTACTTTTCGACGACTAATTAAATGCGGGTTATTTCTTAAGCGGTAATAAACTCCATACTGGCAAAGACCAACTTCGCAACCATAAGTTTTAAGGTCATCTTGTTCATGTTGGAAAACCTTCTTACCGTCAACATAAACATTATGTGTTGATTCATGTAATGGTATATCTCCAATAAGGTCTTTATAATTCTCACGGAACCAAATAACTCTATCTCCATAAGGAATTGTACAACCTTCGCCAAACATTAAGTCTAATGTATATCTAGCACCAGGTCCAGGTACGCAAAATCTTTCATCATGATCTATATTAAGTCTTGGATTTACAGAGTTTGACGTTGAACAGTGATAACCGTAATAAGAACCAACACCTTCAATTTCTGTTAATATATTAAACATCTCAGATAAAGAGTTAACCTGGGCCATTCTTGCTGTGATTCCTCGAGGTATAAAAGAAGCTACCCATAGAAGAATATTAACTTTATGAGCATCTCTTGGTTGATTTCTTAACTGAGCAACGTAATTGTTGGCTGCACCAAAAAGACTTGTACGTAATTCCGTACTTCCATAGATTGGTAAACCTAAAGAAACTGCATCTTCTAAATTCTTACGAATTTTATTCTCATAATCTCGATCAACTAAAAGTCTTTCAAAATCAATTAATGCTGTCTTTGGGTTTGGATCTCTTGTTAGAACTTGGTGAATTCCACGAGCTCCATAAAAGTGGGAAATAATTGTATTGCAGATAATATTGTCCATTGACATTGGTGAATATACAATATTCTCCATAATATATCTCATACGATCATCTAGAGTAATTTGAGGATGGAAATACTCTACAGTTTCTCCAAGAGCATCATCTCCACCGCTATCATAACTATCCAGCACTCCCATATTATAAAGGGCTCTTTCGTTTACTTTATTAAAGAAACGACCGATGTCTTTCACGACATCCATATTTACGCTTTCAATTATATTACTCATTTTACTATTTTATTTTTTAAACCAACAATCATATCCACCAATTTCTTTAAAGACAATAAAACTTTTTACCTCATTAATTGGGTATAAAGCTGTTAATCTTTCAATCGCTGGTTGGGCATGTTCTTTTACTTTTCCCATGTGTAATTCTACGAAAATTACTTCAGGATAGTAAGCTTCAATGTATTCTAAGATTTGATACTCTGCACCTTCAACATCAATTTTGATAATATCTGGCTTGTAAGTATCTAACAAGTCTTGAATGTGTAAATTTTGTACCTCATCATAGTCATGAAAAGTACTTCTTTTCATGATTGATGTAGAACAATGTGAACCTCCTCTGGTTCCTTTGTAGATTTTAATTGTTTTCTCGTCAGAACCTGAAACGGCTGCATGTAAAATTTTAGCCTTTGGTTCTTCTGCAAAACTTTCAGAAAGTTTAGTGTAATTACGAACATCACATTCTACTGTGATAACTTGTTTTGCACCGTGGTCTATTGCTAATTTAGTAAATCCACCAACATTTCCACCTAAATCAAGACATACTTTGTCAGTATAATCTACTTCTGGTTTAATGTAATGAATAACGCAATCTTTAATCATATCTCTATCGATTCTTTCGGTAGCGTTAAGATACTTTATGTAGTTTGCTCTTAGTTCTCTTTGACTTTTTGTAAGCATATTATAATTCTATAGGTTTGTTAATTTCACTAAATATTCTGGCTAATTCTCGTTTTTGACGATCAATTAAATCCTTTGAATACAATTTTGTTAGTACTTTAACATCTTCGGCATTTTCAACATATAATACCTTTCTAAGTACTGGATCCTGAATAAGCTCTTTGTTTGGATCGTATTCGATTTGAATTGCTGCTAATGAATTAGAAGCTAAAGTTTCATAAAAACGATATGTAACAACATTATCTAAATGTTCTTCGTCTCCAATAATTAGACTAACTTTAGATTGATTAACAAGGTACATCATCTCGTCATGTGAAACTGGATTTATTTGAGTTGACGGTACATTTTTAGTTTTATAACCAACTAAAAGATTTCTAGTATCTTTTGGAATATATTTTTGCAACATACTCTCACGATACCTTTTTCTGTTTCTACCAAAATAGATAACATCCCATTTTTTAGCGTCTTCTCCTTCAAATAAGGTTGGATTAGCCAATTCTCTTTCAGTAAATAGGTGCTTAAAAATATATCCAAATAGGTTGAAGTTCATTACATTTCCCTTCTTCCATCCGTTAAATTTCTTAATGTCCTTTCCTGGAAAGATTTGAATTGAATCTTCAATTAGATCATCCCATACATCAACATAATCTTGACATAAATTAAATCTTGCCAAAGATCTGGCAGGATTAATTGGTGGAAACATTGGATCAGTTGCAAGATTATAGATTTTATTCTTTGCTTTTGCAATACCTTCAACAATTGCAACTGTATGGGGTTTTAATCCACCACCAAAGAAATTATCTTTTGCTAATTGAATGAATATACCATCATAAGTTTCCCACTCGGCTTCATTCGCATCTACATAATATTCTTGGTCGGCATTTCTTAAATTTTTATGTCCAATAATAGACACTTCGTGTCCTGCCTCAAGTAGAGCTTTTCGAAGATAATAGATTTCTAATCCATTTGCTCGATTTGTATTACATGAAGTATTGATGTAGATATTTAATATTCCGAATTTCATTGATTGATTTTATTTTTCTACTAATGTTGATACAACATGGACAATATCTAAATCAGGATGCCATTGTTTAATAACTGCAATTTGAACTTCATCATCGTCAAAGAATCGAACTACATTAATACCTTCTTCTTTAAGGTTATAAATAGTTCTAGCTTTATGACGACCTGAGAAAATTCTGGCTTCTACTGTATGATTTCCTCTTTCTTGTAAAGTCATTTGATTAAAGTAAACATTTGTAGAGATTCCCATTTCCGCTAATTTTTCAAAAACGTATGGCGCCTCTTCTTGACATCTACCAGTAATAATAACATCATCACTATACCTTGGTCTAATTCCTAAAGAAACTACACCATCAAAATCGTATGCAAATATTTCGTGATTTTTCATCTTTCTAAATTGAAAAAAGATGGAGAGCAAAACTCTCCATCTTGTTGGATTAATTAAGCTTTAACTTGTTTCTCCGTAACTTTAGTAAGTTTACGGTTTGCCAAAGCTTCGCATTCTTGAACAGCATCAACAAACATCATTTGTTGAGGTGGTGTCTTTTGGGTAAATGCTGATGGTCCTCTTAAAGCACCAACAATTCCCATTTCTCTTGCAACTCTTAAATAACGTAGAGCGTCAATTACAACTCCTGCAGAGTTTGGACTATCTTGTACAGATAGTTGAGCATCAAATATAACTGGTGCTCCACCGAATCCTTCAAGTTCTAAACGGAAGTTAGCAACTTTGTTATCTCCATAATATGAGATGTACTCTGAAGGACCTGCATGTAAGAATGAACCTTCTGTTGATATTCCACGAATATCATTTTGAGCACGGATTACATTCTCTTTAGAAATCTTTTTAGATTTTAAACGAGTTTTGTCTTCCATATTCAAGAAGTCAGTGTTACCACCAACATTACGTTGAATGTGTGCTCTTACTACGTGACCTCTTTCGAATGCAAGTTCTTGTAACATTTGAGACAAGATAGATGCACCAAATTGAGAACGCATATCATCACCAATCAATGGAATACCTGCGTCGATAAAACGTTTCTCCCATGCTGGATCAGATGCAATAAATACTGGAATACAGTTTACAAAAGAAATTCCAGTTTCTAAGCAGATTTCTGCCCAAAATTCTGTTGCTGCTTGAGAACCTACTGGTAAGTAGTTAATCAATACTTCAACTTCATGCTCTTTTAATTGAGCAATAACTCTGTCTTTCCACTGTCTGTCCTTTTTATCGGTCCATTCAGTACGATTAGTCTCAGTTGAATTTCTCAACTCTTCAGAAACCAAGAAACGATTTGCTTCTGGGTATGCGTCCATTAATAATGCATAACCATCAATAACAGGTGCTTCATAAACTGGAGCTTCAGATTTGATAGTGTCAACAATATCCCATGCTGAATTTGGACGTTGTTTCAATGCAACACCTAACGGTTGATTTACTTTACGCTCATCAATATCAAATGCACAAACAAATTCAATGTCTTTTGCGCCATATCCACCGATATCGCTACGCATCATACCATCGATATTTGCTTGATTTTCTGTGTAGAATTGTACTCCTTCTACGAGAGACTTAGCACAGTTTCCTGTACCAATAATTGCAACTTTAATTTTACTCATGATTTTTAGTAATTTGTTTTAAGTTATACTTATAATTTATAAAAGGTTTCAAAATAAACTCGTGACTTTTGGCTTTAATTCTGGATTCTTTTTGCCAGTTTCGAAATCATATTGATAATAATTTCTCGAAAGGTGCACCGATCCTGGTTTCTCCATATAAATGTCCGCATAGTCTTTTGGGCTTAGCTTGTACCATTCGCTTGGCCATTGGATAAATTCATATCCGGCCTCACTTAGATATATACTCAGCTTATTGTTAAAAATTCGACAAATTTCCAATCTTTTTTCTAAATTTCCATAAAAAGGTGTTCCTTTGTAGAATCCAGTCTTTGGAATTCTTCTCTCTTCATGGTCGATTGGTAGTAATTGCATAACACTGATCTTTTCCATGCCTAAACTTTTTAAATGTTCAACATAGTTTTTAACTAGAGATTCGGTTGACGCAATTGGATCGGGTTGACGGCACAAATGATGACGTACATCAATGTTACCAAAATATGTTATTAGGTGTTTTGTTCCAGCAGGAATATAATTCTGCATTCCTTCTTTAATAATTCCAAATAATGTTTTACCATCATTTCTAGAAATGTTTGCTCCTGGAACGTAAGCAGAGACTGAATGACTATCACCGAGTACAAAGATTTCCGAGTTAAGGGTTAAATCAATTGACTCGACATTGTTTGACCTTGATGACAGGATTGCAACGTCTAATGATTTCCAATTGTCTGTACAAGAATTCATACGAGATTGTGCAAATGCACCAACATCTGGCATTTGTCTATTAAGACAATATACATCTCCTTTAAAATCAATAAATCTCTGGATTCTAGCAGCTGGTTCATCTCCTGCACCGCCAAAAAGATTGTAACTACCTTGGAATTCCATCGGTAAGGCTACCATCCAAACGTCGAAATCATGAATGTTACCGTCTTTTGTCAAAACAGTAACATCCAATCCTAGACTTTTTAATTGAGACATAAGTAAATATGCCCACGCGGATTTATGTGATTCTTTTTTTGAGCTGTAAGTTGTTACAACATCATCAATTGCAATCTTTTTGCCAGCTAACTTGTCTTTAATTTCGTAAATACTAGTCATTTGATTTGATTGGACGAGATTCTTCAATCTCATTAAGGTAATTCTCTAATCCTTGGATATAGGCAACTGCATCAAGCAAATTGTCTTTCTTATGGTTATAAGATTCTCTAGAGAATTTCAAAGCAACCAATGCTTTAAACATGTGTTCTCCAGTTACTGGAATACCAGTCATTCCTTGAAAAATCATTGCTGCACGATCCATACCTTCTGAGAAAGGACCATAATTACGGTCTGCTTCTTCTGATCTGTGATTAACGATTTTGTCTGCTTCTTCTAAAATACTCATAGCTCGATATGTTTAATACTTATATACGTAAATCCAAAAAAGTTTCGAAATTATCGATATAAAATTACAAACTCGCCGAAATGTTTATCGAAGATGTTAATTAGGTTTTCGTAGTCTGAGAATGTCA